TGTATACAATAAAATTGGCGGGTAAGATGGATTCAGGGGAACCTCTATCTTACCCGCCGGGGGAGAGAGACTACGGGGGGTAGTCTCGCTACGGAACATTAACTTTGCGACGGAGTTAATGTTCCTTAGACTCCCTTCTACACTATGCGCCATCTCATCCCTATTAGCCGCAAGCCCTTTAGGGTCAAAGTGTAGAGTAGGGAGTCTAAGCAACATTAACGCCTGCCTTGTGTGATTATTTAGTAGGAGGGCTAACGCTCATACGCCTCACACAAGAACGTTCCACGCTAACCCTCCTAGCAGCCTTTCCAACCGGGACGCTGCACCCATAAGGGTAGCACAAAATTAACCGCTTGTCAAATCTCTAAACCTCTTTAACCAGATTCCAAATTCAAAATTTTGAGGATTTTTATATGATATCGAATCCTATACCATCTTACCTGAGTTAATGCGTTACAGCTACAACAAAGAGAACAATCGTTCCCACTGTTACGAAGAACATGATTACATCTAGTAGATCATTCATCGTTTTTCCTTTGCTTGTGTGATAACAACGGCACTTGCGGGAGTCGAACCCGCTAGTAGTTTAAGCTGTTACAGAGTAACTATCCCGTAACACTACTATCGCACTTGCTTAAGGTGCCCACTGTGCCGGTAGCCCTATACTTCGGCTACGTACTTTATGGATACTTCCATATTAAGCCTCTGAGTGACCGTAACGGTATTTACTTGCTACCGTTCAAACTGATTTACTAATCACACCGTTTTTCAGAGGCTTAATATGGAAAGAGGCACTTTCGTGCCCCTCTCCATGTTCTCCCTTTGCAAGGGAACTTACTATACTACGCTGCGGCTTCGTCCTCTTCACTACCGAGCAGAGCAGTATTGATGAGATAAACATGCTCTTCCTGCTCGCCCTTCGGATTACCCTCATCATCGTTCTTGTCATTGATAGCAATGACCTTAACGAGAGTACCACCCGGATGAACAAGACCCTGATCGTTAGTCTTTTTACGGGCATTGTCGAAGCCAGTCTTAACCTGCTTCGCACGCTTACCAGCAAAACGACCACTCGACAGGTCGATCTCTACACCAGCGTTACCAGACGAAAGGAAATCACGAAGGTCTGCATCGTAATCACCACGACTCTTCTGCTTCGACAGAAGTGCCTGAATCATCTGAGCGTCAATTGCCTGTGCCATTTTCTATTCTCTCCTTAGTTATACTTCGGTTTGTGTTTTACTGAACTTCTCGCGCCCCGGTATATCTTCTAGGCGCTTCAACCTCTTATCGAACTCTCTAAACGCTTCTACGATATCCATACCTCCTACTAGTTTAACGAGCAATCTGTGTTCCTCGATCATATTAGCAAAGTCCTCGGCGCTTGTCAAGTCCCTCGGCCCTCGCGGGGGCTGGTATCCGGCCTCAGACGGCTCATGGAGGCATACGATAACACTGTCTACCCCTTTACTACCACGTTGAAGCATAACGATACAACCCTGATCGTCCAACTGCTGAAATATCTCAGTGTAGTACGATTGTGCAATACCAAGGGTAGCATACAGCTTAGATATCTGCCCTCGGTAAATATGCAACTCGTTACCATCAATAACTTCAACAGTTGCTTGATCTAATATTGCATTGTAGACCTTCTCGATATGACCGATAATCGCTTTCATGTAGAAACTTTGTTAGCTCCTGCAAGAAAACAGTAGCGACAAATCTCACTACCATTTACCATCGCTACCATTGTATGTCCAGTTTTAGTCCTATCAACCCTTGGATCAATACAATCATCTGCCTGGTGACAGTCAGCGAATCTAGTAGGTAGCTTAAACCAAGTATCGAAATCCCTCGGTTCAGTAGGGAAGTTCTTATTACGAATTTTGTTGGCTGTTTCTTTCTTTTCACGTTCTTCTTCTTTAGCCAACAAGCCTTTAAGCGAACCAACATCAAGTGGTTTTTGAGTCACTTTTAAACCCCTTAGCGAGTAGATGATTTCTTGCATGTGTAGTCAACTGCCATCGTGCAGGAAAACCTCTGCGTACAACAATTTCACGATTCTCAAGTCTCGCTAGGATAGACCTTACTTGACCGATCGTAAACACACCACTACGATAATCTTCCCTAATGTTCAAGTCTTGAGTTATCACCCTTGTTGAGTCCCACCTGCTATGACGCCACAAGAGTCTAACTACTTTCTCTTGTCTAACTGTCAAGTCCATGTTACAGAATCTCCGCTCTTAGTACATCATCCTTTGGTGAAGAGAACATCGGGACAAAGCCCATAACAGGCTTAACCGTAACCCACTCGGTTTTCTTCCAGATGAAGTACCTAACTCGGAAGTTCTTATTACGCATACGAAGTGTTTGCTGTCCAGCCTTGATCGTTGTCTTAATCAACTTCAACTCTTCGCTTGTAAAGATGGGCTTATGTCCCACTTCTTTATACTCCTGTTTCTTCACTAGTGCTTTAATGAAATCCATACTCAATGGATTAGTCATTCTGAATACCTAACCACCTTTCAACATCGTCCCGTTGTAGTATTACGCTGCCGTTGTTCACTACAATGGCTTCTCGTGTTAAGCCTCTTGTAATGAGAACGTTCTTAATCCTTCTCTGTCGTGCTTCTTCCATCTGTGCAGCTTCTCGTAGATGCCTTTCACGTTCCCACCTACGCATACTTTCGGCCGCACGATAGATAAACGTTGCTACCGCTTCAATAGCCCAACGTTCGTCACGTTCTTTCTTCCATTGAGCTTCTTGCTGTAGTCTTTTCTCTCGTTTAATCCTCTTCTCTTCCTTAAGAGCATCTCGCTCCATTTCGTAATCGTCCCAAAAGTTGATGATATCAGGTGCCTTTACCATTCTAGGCTTACTATCACGTCCTTCAGTGATAGCACCACCTTCTTCATCCATAAACATTACGAGTGCTTCTGTGCGAGACTTTCTACCACCAGGGATAGGGGTACTTTCAAGTCTAAGCACCACAATCCTTCTGGCGTCCAAAGGAAGTTCTCTACCTCTACCAAGTCCATACTGGTAGGCATAGTGTGTTCCCGGCCATAGGCTACTTGCCTTCATAACTTACCTCTCAAACTCCCAACGCTTGCTTGAGTTCATACTCATTACGTTTAAGAGTTCTACGCTTGTGGCGGTTTTCTGAAGGAACGTACTCAACTGTCGGCCTACACTCAGTAACGTAGTCATACTCGATATCGAACGGGTAAGCCATACGAGGCTCAATGTCCAACAGTTTCTTACTAGAGTGTAGTAGTTCTACAGTGATAAAGCCATGACTAATTGGATCACCTGGCTTTTCCCATTCAACGTTATCATCAGCTAGCACTAGAAGTCTAGTACCAGCAGATAGACAGTTCCAACTCTTGTTAAGTCTAACTTCCATTGTCCTTTACCACCACCTTTACATACCTCTTGTTATACAAGATTACTGTGGTGCCACTAACGGCTAGGATAACATCAGGGAAATTTGCAAGTTCATTAAACAACGCTTCAACTGCTTCTGGACTTATCCCTGCTGATACGTCCAAGCCTAAATCACCAGACTTGTAGAAATCTTCAACAACTCCCATCTTAGGCTTCCACCTGAATCACTACTCTGTCCAGCTCATTGTCAAAGCTTACATCGGTAACTTCAAGTTCTTCACCATCGTCATTCAAGACGACAATGTCTGCATTCCACTTCATTGACTTAACTTGTTCTACCAACTCAGCCTTAAGCTGTTCTTCCATTACTCTATCTCTCCTTCTGGTGTTAGTAAGAAGTCGTGCCATTTGCCATCATCTAGCCAAAAGGTTATCTGAAGATAACCGGCTAAACCATGTGCTTTTTGCAATGTGATACTTTCTGTCTTATCCTTGTGCAGTTGCGCTATCGCTGCTAACTGCGGTGGAGTCATAAAGAGCAATAAGACCCCCTGTGTGATTAGGACGGCTAGACCAGCCTATCATAATTCCTAGTAAATGTCAAGCCGATATTGGATCGGATATTTGCGCTAACTCACTTAAAGCTGATTTTCAGCTCCGCGATAAGTAGACTGATAAGTACGGTAGAACGAGAAGCTTGGATACCAACCTTAAGTTGCCAACAACCGCCAAACCTACCCATAGGTGCAGTTGCAGGACGATGGCTAAACTTAACTGTCACTTTGCCTCCTTAATCTCTTCGATTACCCACTTACTGTACTTCAACTCTATCTTAGCCCTTACATCTTCCTCATTTACACCTTCTTCCGCTATGACAGCTTTAGCAAGGTCAAGAGGATGATACATAACCACTGTGTATTGTTTAAGATTTTCTGTCATTGGCAAACTGATACCCTAGAAGGAATCCAGTACTAAAGCTAGCTGCTGCTAGTACTTGAAGAATCACTACTAGTTCTGAACCATCATCATCGTCAGAAAGCTTCATTAGCCTCTCAACAGCCTTCTCAACATAGTGAAAGTTGATAACGATAACGTTTTCAGCACTAATGTCGTACTGATTCATAAACGCATGAGCATCACCAGCTACACTTGCGAGTGCTACCTTCATCTTCTCTACAATTACCTCGTTATCCAATGTCCTGCCTCCACTTTCCGTCAATCATGACTTCGATGGTAGTACAACCAGCATCGTACTTACCGTAATGCAGAGCTGCATCCTGATTCAGACATTCATCATCGTTGTGCAGCCAACCGCCGTAATACACCTGACCATCATCATCCTTCATGTGAAACCTTACCACTGGTGCGTCACTAGGTAGGTCAATCCACTCAGGCATGATATGACCAAATCCTACGTTAACCGTTTCACCCTTAACACCTACCCTATTTGTATCACCAGGGTCAGTGTTAATGTAGTCTTTATCAATTTCCCACATCATTCACCCACAATTCGCTTAGATTGTTAATCTCTCTATCCTCTTCGGGCGTACATGCATCTAGAAACTGAATAGGGTCAAACAATGGATCACCCAATTTGAAGTATTGAGTGCATTCCATCGCAAATCTAATGACACCATTACGCTCATCTAGGTCAACACTCGCTGCCTCCCTTATAGTGTACCTAAAGAGCTTAGCTAATGCGTTGTAATGCTGTCTATCAAACTTAACCGGCATTTTTGTAGTCCTTTGTTATCTTGACGATTTCATCGTTATCGTCTAGGTAATCTTGAGCTTGTTCCTCTGCATGAGCAAAGTTCTCAGCTTCAAAGAACAATGTCCAACTTTGAATCATCTTATCCTTACCCTTAATGAACACTTCATATTTTTCTAGTGTCATTATGACAAAGCCTCCACTACGACGAAGAATACCCATACAAAGATAATGAATCCAACTACGATTCTGATTATCCATTCAGACACTTTGTTCTCCTTCATATTCACCATTAGGATAGATATCGTATCGCCATACCTCCCCATTAAGTTTCATGAATGTCAAAGAGATAAACTTACCATGAGTCCACTGACTGAAGTTGACCTTCTTAGCATCACCCAATTCGCCAGTAAGCTCACCCATCTTTCTAATCTGAGCTACTGTCATCTTCTACCCTCCATCCTTGATACCCTACGTAATGTCTTAAGTCTTCGTTCAAATCTCTAGCCACATCTTCTAGGAACTTTTGTGTTCCTGCATCATCAGTGGCATCAGAGTAATCAAAGACTAGTACAATCCTTTTAGCCATTACCAGCCATACCTCCTTAGAATCTTTCGCTTGCCGTTCCTATCTACTTGCCACAAGGTGCCTCTATGCACGTTAATCATTTCAGCGTGCAAACGGTTAGTAGTGCGAATCTTAAACCTTATGCCGTAGAACGTTACCCCTGTTATGTGGTACATAGTCATGCTATCCCACTTGATAGGTAATCTGACATTGTGAGAAAAGCCGCCGTTAGACATTCTTCACTAACATAGACGCCATACTCAGTTCTCTCCTGCTTCTGCATCCTATGAGCTTTAAGGATAGCCGTGATAGGATTAGCTAGTACATCTCTAGCATCCTTAGACAAAGCAGTAGTGCTATCAGTTTCACCACTATAGTAGAAGATGCCCCAATACTCAGGCTTATCATCTAGTGACAGGATAGCGAAGCCGTTATCTGCTGACATTATGATTTAACCTTCCTCCGCTTTACAATGTGGTTATGAGACTCAATAGGGTAATGCTCCCTATGAAGTTTAGTCATTTCTTCTTCACGAGTTTTAATGTTACGCCCCAACGTTCTATTGTTCACATACGTTTCAGACCAATAGACGTTATTCTCTTTACAGACGTAAGCTAGACATTCGTATCTATACATATTTACTCCTTAATATGCTGCTGAGAGCTATCGGTTCTGACCAAGCTGCATCAGCTTGTTTTACGGCGTAAACCGGATCACCATACTTAGCCAACATACGGTTGTATTCATGATGCCACAACTCTAGCAGCTTTATCCTAGTTAGTCTAGGCATCTTCTCTTACTACTACTTTACCTACCATGCAGTTTTCACCACTAGCAAGTTCTTTAGCCCACTCGTTAGCGGCTTTCTCGGCGTCCTCTTTATCAGTGTATGGTAGACCGCTATCAACTAGCGTAATCTCCATTGTGTAGTGCTTCATCGGTGGTACTGCTCTTATCTGTGGTGGGCCATCATTCATGCTTTACACCTTTCTGCTAGCTCTTCGATTTTACGGCAGGCAATCGCCGTTGTTGCGCTTAGCATCACCTTCGGCCAGTACACCAACTCTTGCCTCTCTATCTCTGTAAGCAAAGGGGTGGTAGTACGCGTCGAGAGCATCTCTCGGATCAACTTCGAGTGCAAAGTTCTCACCGTTCCTTTCGTCCCTAACGGTAATAGTGATTTCGTCGGGTTCTTGATACCACAACTTCACCACAAGTCCTTCGTGGTTTCTGTCGCATAGGTCTATCATAGCAACTCTCCTGCTTGTGTGTGATTAAAGTTCTTGGAGGCTAGCTTATCGCCATCCATGCGTCCTAGTACAAGTGTTGACCCTTTAATGGGCTGGCCCACTTAAGCACTAGGTTTTACTAGCCTCCATAAGCTAACGGATGGAGGGTACGTATTACCCTCTTTCCGCACTACCGGCGAACGATTCACGTCCAGTGTGTAGTGACACTAGATTCTAGGCTTTCGCCCCGCTTATCGTTCCTATATCACCCGTTAGCTTATGCAGACTAGTTAGCCTACACCTGCACATGAATGCATGAACAGTACAAACAACAGGATACCGCAGAACCATCTAAAGCCTTTACCTGCATCCTGCCAAATTGCGTCCCATGAGTTATTACGGTTTCTATTATCCATTTTTCGTTAACCTCCTTTCATTAGTCTCCATAAGCTAGTAGGACGGCAAGGTATGACGGCTTTTCAACTACCAACTTACACCGTCTGGCTTTTACGGTAGTTTGCTTCACCATTACCGGGACAGAGCAGGCTTTATACTGTTGTCCTATTATGCAATTGCTCCTACTAGCTTATGCAGACTAGTAAAACGTCTGCACGATAATAGCCTTACCCGATGCTATTATCCTCCTTTAACTGTGAGCTATTATGTTGTTAGAGAAAGTGTGTCTAGGCCCATACACCCCGAGATTTCCTAGCTCTCGACGCTTTCGCACTTTCTCTTTTATAGAGACTAACTAGCCTCCATAGACTGTAGAGAATGTGGAGGGAATCGAACCCCTTGACTTTGCCAACTCTCCATGAGTGCCACCTTTCGCTCGGTATGCGCTCTACAGTCTATGCAAGCTAACTTGTCCATCTACCTCTATGGTGTCTTTGAATCGCGCCGCACTCACACTTACGGATAAGTGGGTGGTCAGTGTTTCTTACCTTTCTAGTGACCACCCACTTATGCCTGTGAGTGCTATTTGACTTTAACGTCGCCATCCTTCACTGTGATCGTTGCGTACCACTTCCTGTTTGTGTGAGGACAAGGCCCGACAACGTTGTAAACTCCGTTAGGTGCCTGAAACAGGAAGCCGTCGTACTCGTTACCAAAGAGGCTAGTAGCCTCAAGTGCGACAACGTGCGAGTTCTCCGCAACTGCCTCTTTTAGTGCCTTCTTAGTTGCTACCCTTCTAGCTCTTACGTATACTCCCTGCATTTGCTCTTACCTCCCGGTTGGATTACTTAGAGAAGCATAGCACGTAAACCCTTATCTGTCAAGTAGGATTTTTTAACGGCTATGCTTGTCTCAGTAATACACTTAATGCACAAGTCCCTACCGTACTTAAACTTCTCACTCGGCTGCTCGTAGCGCAAGTCGTCCATGTTCACGAACTCACCGCAACCGTTACAACGTTCCCACTGTGTGCCGTCGGTGTCGATAACTCCACTCATGCGTCCTTAAACCTTCTACGCTTAGCAAACTCTACACTACAAATCCTTTGCCCGTTAAGCAAATCGGTCGAACCATCATCATGCACAAAGTCGAACCATGCATCTGGTGCCATTGTTATACTGTTAGGCTTAATGTAACCGGGCTTCATGTTGTAGTAATCGTAAGCCCTGTCACCTTCCTTCAACTTCACTCCATCTTCTGTTACGATATCCATTACCACACCTTCCTTACGTGATTGTCGTAATACCGATTACGCTTCAGGTCTTTATCATCTTGGTGGCCTTTGCCACCACAACGGTAGCACTTACCAGTAAAGCCGACAAACTTACCATTCACTACAGCACCTTTACCGTAGTAAACTCCTGACCCATTACAGCCATCGCACTCATGCATCCCTTCAGGGATAGGCTTCGGGCCTTTAACTGTATGCTCATCATCGTGTTCGTTGTACACGTATGAGGGCATCATTTCGTTATCCATTATTCCTCCTTAGTTAGCCTTCCTAGAGTAGTAAGGCATACTCTACACTGAGGGAGTTAGGGTTGTAGAGAAACTCCCATACCTATAGCCTTACTACTCTAGGCAAGCTAACTAAAGCCTTGCCTTGTTGCGTTATTCAGAGTCTTCGTCTGACTCCATCACGAGCTTATCCGTGTTCACGATCAGGATAGCATCGCCGTTCTTGACCAGCTTGATGTTAGTAAGCTCAGCCTTCTTAGCCTTCATCGTAAGCTGATTCTTGATGCTAACGAGCTGCTCCTTAGTCTTACCAGCAAACTGAGGAACCTCGTTCAGGATACGATACATATCCTCTGAGGAGGCGAACTCCTTAAGGAACTGATCCTGTCCACCACGATTACGACTATTCGCAAGAATAGCAGTAATATCGGCTGCTGTCAAATTCTCCATGTTAATTCACCTCCTTCCCTTCGACTTGAATTACACTAAAGCCTGACCATCCGTAACCATCGTCGATGGTTTCAACGGTAAACACTCTACCATCGGGATGCTTCAATGTCAAGTTAATCGTATCGGCTCCTGTTACTGTGCAACCGATAAGATCGGTGTACGTGTAATGCTCATCTGCCTTGATTTCTTTCATAGACAAAGCATACCATCCCTTCCTATCGGTGTCAAGTAGACTTCCTAATGATCCCTACGAGTTGGATCATTATGCAGACTACAGAGATAATGGTAAGTGGGATAAAGCTGATTAGCATATCCGGCCTTTCTGTGCAATCGTAGTTACGGCTAGGGGAACAGGCGTTCGATTGTAAACCTCGTTATGCATATTAACGAGTCGAGTTCTTTAGGTGTATTACGTAGTATATGGATTAGTATCTATTAGTAAGTAATCCCTTAGCTCCGTAATCCCGATAAAACCGTATATATAGGCCGATTGGTAACTATTAGAAAGCAAAACCTTCTTCATAACTGCTAAACTGCATAAACTGATGGAGCCATGCGGCCTAGCGGCGCACTTACTTATGATGAAGTTGTAAAGTTTACCCCTTTTTAGTTATAATGTTGAGCGGTCAAGTAAAAACCGCACGTTTAACTAATATATTCGGCCTTAAGCCAAGATATATTCGGTTTATCTAACCTCCCTTCCGTAATCCCTTATGATTTTGTTAAGCGAGGTTTAGAAACTTGAGCAAGTAGGCGTTCGGGTCGATTCGCTTGGTGTTTAGGTGTTCAATGCAGCGTGTTCTAGTTGTACCGTTCGGCATGGTGCGGCTAACAGTACCATGCTCGGCACAGTTGGTGTAATCGCATCTCTTGTCAAGGTTAACTGACAAGGTGCGGTTGGGTGTTTTGTCTTTGCTTGGCATTGTTCCTTTCTCGTTCGTTGTTTTAGGTATTCTAGCGCCAACTTCCGTAACTGTCAACCCATACATGGAAGCGGCGCAAATACTTTTGCTTCTGGTAGAACAGTTGGAACACTAGCTTACCAACTTGAAGCTCGTAAGCGACGCATCCTTTGAAAGCGTGGAACGTCATGCTTTCCTTTCGGTTAGAACGGTAGGAACAGTGTACTGTTGTGCAGCGGATAGTAGATCCATTCAAAGATACGCGGTGTGATGGTATCTAGGTATGGAATGTACCAGAACAAGAATGTATCCATGTTCACCTCCGTTCGTTGGTAGCACACAGAGTAACGTTACCGTGTTTCGTAACGTTGCTCTCGATGCTAGACCTCCGAGTGGATCGTTCCGAGTGTAGCGGCGAGGATGATATCCTTGCGCGAATCGTAGCGTGTAGGCTGCACAGTCGATTCGACAGGAGTGCGTGTAGACTTGCGAGCGGTGCGGTTGAGAGTCGCGGTGCGAGGGATAGTGCGGATTACGTTACCATCGGCATCATAGCACACACAATCAGTTAGTGCGATGCAACGGTCGCGTGTTGGTCGAGTACCTCCGACTTTGCGTGTCGAGGTGATGCGATATCCATCGCTGTCGTGCGTTAGGTTGGCGCGCATCGGGCGTGACCTCCATTCGGGTTAAACGTTCATCGGACTTGCACTAGGCACTCTAAAGCAAACGAGCGCCGATCCAGGGCACCGTTACCCCGTATCTCGCGTAAGAGATTTAACCTCCTGTATCAATTGCCACTAATGGGCATCCCACCAAGCCATATTAAAGAATGTGTTAGCTGGCACTAAGTCTAAAGACCTTGTATACTCGTCATGTTAAGCTACATAACCATCGAAAGAAGGTTATAATGGATAACCCGCAAGATAACGAAGCGGCGTTGCTTGCATACAAAGATCAAGTAGAAAAAGAACTCTCAGAGTTGGCTATCTATCGTGAAGCTCTAACAGATGAGTTTAAAAACGCGGAGCCAGATCAAGAAACTGCTGAGAAAGCTGCTAAACGTTTGATCGAGCTTGTTCCTGATGCTGGTAAGCAGATCAAGTATCTCATTAATCACTCCGAATCTGACGCAGTTCGGAAAGACTTGAGTAAGTGGATATTCAGCGTGGCTATGAAAGCTGCCGAAGCTAAGGGTGATGAAGATGAAATTGATCGTCTCATTAAATCACTGAGTAAGGCAACTGAGTAATATGAGTAGACCGCGCCATTTGTATCTTGTTGGCGCTGCGGGTGGTTATCACCTGCAAAAGAATCACAACTTTGACATCAATAAGCCTCATGCTGGTTGCTGCATCTGTGGCGACGTTTATCAATCTCAGCGCGACCGCAACTTTAGAAATAGTGCGGAGTTGGTGATGGCTGGTGAGGATAGACTTAAGTGGAGGCTTGACCACGCTAAGACGCATACCGCTCAAGAGCATTTGCATTTGGCATTAAGCGGTAGGTGGTGTACGCCAGAAGCGGCTAATCGTTTTGCTGCTTACGGCATTATTGCGTTAACAGATATGGTTATGAGTGAAGAACACGAAAGTGCTTTGTTTGAAAGTTCTCCGATACCGTCGAAGGAGGTTCAAGGTTGAAGTACTACGAGATTATCTACGAGACTGGCAATCATAGTGTTGCCGCTTATGAAGATGACGCTGAAGCTATTAGTGCTATCAGCGAACATCATCGTAGGGCTAAAAGTGGTGAGAAGGCTCAACAGACTAACCCGGATATGGGGCCTGCCGAGCGTATTGCCAAAGTCCTCAAGTACGATGAACACCCGATTAACTTTAACGAGTCGCAAGTTGCTACAAAAGAGGATATTACTGCCGCTGTTGATAGTGCGATTAGCGAACACGGTGTTGGGGATTTGGTTAGTGTTCAGCAAGTTGCTGCAAGCGTAAGAGATATCAGTTCTCCTGTTGTTGATAGTGGGCCGCATGAGAGCAACTACAAGATGGCAGAGACTGGTGAGCTAGATGCTAGTAAATGGGACGGCGATAACAATAAGGCAGGGACGCCATAATGTTTATGCATGAACATCACAGGTATGAACCAGAAGTTCCTGCACATGCTGAGAAGAATGCTGTTATTGCGTTCCAGAGGCTTAGTCAGCTTGTAACGGACTACGTGCTTGGTGCTTCAGGCACGATTACACCGCCTGCATCGTGGACACTCGCGTTGAGTACGACAGTTGTGGGGTCTGGTTCTAACATGGCCCGTAACTCAGTGTGGAGTGCTACAGTCTCAGGAAGCAACGTTAACGAGATTGGTTCGACTACTGCGTCAGGGTACGCAAGGCAGACAATCGCTAAGTCGATTGCACAGGGCGCTATTGACTGGCTTGCTTCGACGTTCGATAACACGTTCTCTACTGGTGGTCAGTCAGCTACATCAGATCAGACGACGTTTGGTGCATTCTCGGGGGCGCCTAACCCGAACGGTGCGAATAGTTGGGTGCTTACGGACGGTTCTACACTAAATGCTGGTCAGTTGTATTGTGCTGGTGACACAGCAGCATTGAGGACGTTTGCTAACGGTGATACGGAGAAGGTTACGCCTACGCTGAAAGCTGGTTAACACTTACAACGATAAGCCCCTGTAACGCTCTAAACTTAGACCCCTTCGTTAGAGAGTATTCAGGGGCTTAACCTTAGGAGAGATAATGCCTGTTAAGTATGCGATTGACCTAGAAGTAGGTGAAGGTGTAGACGAGGCAGAGGTTAATGAGGCTTTAGGCAAGATGCAAGAGTTGTTGCCTGAAGGTATGAGTTTTTCTGCTTACTCGTTAGAGCATGGACAGACTTATTTAATCCAGGCGCCTCCTGCGGAAGATGCCACAGACGCTTAACCTGAAAGGGATTGGCGTTACGCAGGTTGGTGGCGTTGCTGCTAGATCGTGCGTGTATAGACCTTTTGCTTCTTCTACTCAAACAGGCGTAGAAGTACCTACAGCCAATGCTCATTACTACTTAGTGACTTTGTTTGGCGGCCAGAACGGAAATGGCGCTAACTTAGGAACGGCTAGTATTGACCTTGGTACGCAAACTATCTTTGAAGTCTTTGAAGCTGCTGGTAATAGTGCAGAAGCTGTTTTTGAGCAGTTGTTTCCACCGCCAGGGCCAGATTAATGGCATTGCCGCTTTTTAACGATTGCGATAGCCAGCCTGACGGCACTACTGTCACGACTGGTAATAGCGGTGGTAATAGTCAGGCTGATGCTTTCAACTCTGTAGTTATTGGCGCTAACATGACGTGCCAGTACAGTAATGGGGTGTTGCCTGCTCAGGGTAATACAGCCATTAAGATGGCACTAACGTCTACGGCTACAGCAATAACCTATGTTGCTTGGAACTCTACGTCTATAGGTTCAGCAGTTGTAGACTTAAGACTACGATGGTGGTACTACTGCACGATTATCCCTGTTTCTGGACTTCGTATTGTAGAGTTTAGAAAGGCAGGAGTTAGGATTGCAGGCGTAGATATGGAATCAGGTGGTGGAACGATTAGTTGTAGGTCTGCCGCTGATGCCACAGTAGGAACAACTAGCTCAGTAATCCCTCTTAGTACGTGGATGCGCTTTGAGCTGGACTTGCATTGTAACGCCTCAACCGGAACTATGACTATTAACTGCTACAAGGGCTTTGACAACACAGGACTTGCTACTCCTGCTAGTTGCACAGCGCAAAACTTCTCAACTGGATGCGATGAAGTGAGGATTGGCGCTACAACGGCTAACTTCTCTTCTACAGCCGGTAACTTCTGGATTATTGACGGTTTGCATCTAACCACTAACGCTTTGCCTATAGGAAGCGATGTAAGTAGTCATAGAGTGGATAATCCGATTATAAGTCAAATGTATGAGCCAATGGATAGGCGGATTTATGCCAACTAAACCTGTAGGAGTAACTGATAACGCTAACGCCTCGGGTATTTCTGAGATTGATGTTATCGAAAGACCTGTTAGCGATATCAATACGCTTGTTAACTCTGACCCAGGATCGGGAGGTACTACACTAGTCGTTTTGGGCTTTGTAAACTTTCCTGCCTCTGGTCAGTACAAGATTGACGTTGAAGGCGAAAGAATGCTTGTTACAGGAGGCCAGGGTACTACGAGCTGGACTGTAACAAGGGGGATTGACGGTACAACTGCCGCAGCACATGGTATCGGTGTTGTAGTCAATTACGTTGTTGCTACGCAAAGAGTTAGTCCGATTGATGAACGAAATATCCTCTATCGCGGCTACGCAGCCACGTTTAGAACGCTAGGCCGTGCTGGTACGACTGGTCAGAAAATCTTTGCTATTCACAATGCTACTGGTAGCAAGAGATTAGTTGATGTAGACAAAATAACCGTAGACTCGATGGTTACTGCTGCTAAGGTAGTAGAGCCTGTTGTAGTTAGGATATGGAAGTTTACAGCGGTACCAACTAACGGCTCGTCAGTTACCAAAGTGCCAACAGATAGCAACTTAGTCAGTGATTCCTCAGTAACTCTATGGCAAGATTCATCTGCTGAGAACACTGGCTCAGGTACAACGCTAACTGTGACTTTGCCTGGTGGAACCATCGTAACACAGTCATGGGGCTCTCGAGCGTTAACGTTGGTAGGCTACGAGCAGTTTGATAGGGAGATATTCTTCCCAGGAGCGGATGAAGTTGTAACGTTGCGTCCACTAGAAGGTCTGTGCGTGTTCCTCGACTACACAGTTGCCACAGCTAACGCTGTTTCTGATAAGTGGATCACTACTTGTCGTTGGACGGAGTACAAGGTTCCGTAAAACATATGAGTCTAGTACTACTCTTCAACCAAGGTGGGGCTGTTGCTTATACGGACAGTGCTACTGTTACGCTTAAGCTTACTCCATCTACGGTTGAGAATGCTCAATTCATTGAGAACGGTACTGTCAGTGTTAAGCTTACACCGTCTGTTGTTGAGAATGAACAGATGGTTGAAGCGAATACAGCGGTATTGACATTGACTCCTAGTAGTGCAGATACAGAACAGGCGGTGGAAAGTGCTACTGCTAGACTTAGCCTTACTCCTTCTAGTAGTGATATCGCTGCTTTTGTCGATAGTAACACAGCTACACTTGTTCTATCTCCTTCTAGCTCTGATATTGCTGCTTTCGTTGATAGCAACACGGTTAACTTAGCGTTAACTCCCATCACAACGCAAGAAGGCAAGGAGTACACAGACAGCGCGACAGTTCCTTTGCTATTAACGCCTTCTACGACGTTTGAAGGCTTAGAACACACTGATTCGGCAACAGTTGTGGTGCTTTTAACTCCTACAAGTGCCGATATAGCTTCGTATGTCGATCAAAACACTGTAAGTGTGCTATTAACGCCTAGTGCAGTTGAAATTAATGCTGCGATAGACCAAGCGACGGTAGCCCTCGGACTGGCCCCGAGTGCGGTCGAAATCGCCTCTTATATAGACGCGGGTACCTTGACCCTTTTCCTGACGCCCTCGGCCTCAGAATTTCAGACTGGTAACACCAATGACGCAGCAACTGCGATAGTCTTGTTAACTCCAAGTACTGCTGAAGTGTTTGCTGCTGTAGATCAAACCACTGTGTTGTTAGCATTGACAATGACGGCATTAGAGGGTAAGGAGTTCACTGATAGCAATACTGCTGTAGTGTTGTTAACTCCTTCGTCTACTGATACTGCACAGGACGTTGAAACGAACACAGTGATTGTAGCATTGACGCCTTCAGTAAGTGATGCCTATGGTACGGTTGATCTAGCTACTGTGTCATTGCTATTAACACCAAGTAGTGCAGACATAGCTCAATACGTAGAGGCGAACACAGCTATCCTCGCTTTGACGCCATCTTCTGCGAATATTATTTCGGGGGTTGATCAGAATACGATTATCGTCGCATTAACACCATCGAGTGCTGATGTAGCTATATTCGTGGATGGCAGTACTGCGATTGTAGTGTTGACACCTATAACAACACAAGAAGGCCCCGCTGGTGGTGGAGTTGACACTGGAACGGTTAATGTCAACTTGATTCCTTCCACTGGTGATACTGCACAGTTCGTAGATGGTTCGGTTAGTACTATTAATCTAGTTCCTAGCGGATCGGAGATTATCGGTGGAACCGATAGCAACACCGCCAACCTCGGACTCATCCCAAGCAGCTCGGATACCGCTCAGTACGTTGAATCAGGCAGCGTTAGGTTGTCACTCTCACCAACATCAACAGATACATTTGACGGAAGTGATAGTGGAACGGCCCGAGTTACTTTCACAGTTTCTACAGTTGAGGCATATCAACCAAGTGACACAGGAACAGCTCAAGTTGTTCTAACGCCTAGCAGTACAGATATAGCTGGCTATCTTGAAACGGGAACAGCAACGTTAAGGCTTACTCCCTCTGCCAATGAAACATATGTCCAACTAGGCTCTGATGCTGCAACGGTGTATTTGAGGTTTGGTAATTACGCTCCATCTAATCTTGTAGCATTCAGAATGTACAGGCACTATACGGTAAAGATGGTTAGTAGGATTAAGCAGGCAAATGATATGAAGAGGTTTTTTGCTAAATCTTCTAAACCACGATGGAAGGCGAGAGTATGGAAAGCATAACTATCGGCTCTATCGAGGAACTGATCGTTGATATTGATGATACCTTGAATGGGGTCACTGATCTTACTACGTTGAGTCCTCGCTATGATGTTAAGGACAAAGCTGGCAATGTGAAGATGAACAATCAAGTCGCCACAGTTGATGCGGTGAATAAGATGAGGCTTCATTGTCTCATTGACACTACGTTGGGCGGCAATTGGGCTTCTGGGCATTACTTCCTTTATCCCCGTTTCACAGCCGCTCCAGAATCACCTAATGTTGGCCCGTTGGAGTTTAAGGTGAATCCGTAATGGCAGAGATATGGGAATGGCCTAGAGGTACAGTTATTGATCATTATGATGGAGATACCTTTTACTGTGATATCGACATGGGCATGGGTATTATCAAGAAACGCCAATCAATTCGTGTTGCAGGCATTAACGCTCCTGAGATGAAACCTCTCCAACCCGGTGCTAAAGAGGCTTTGGCAAAACTGAAGGAATTGCTGCCTGTAGGCGAGAAAATTGCTTTGGCGTCAGTTGGTTACGACAAGTATGGCGGTCGAGTAGATGCAATCATCACTCGCACTAAAGATGGTCTTGTTATCAATGACGCTATGGTTGAGAGCGGGCTTGTAGAGAAGAAAGACTACAAGTGAGCGATATCGGCCATAGAACAGATAGGGAGTTTGAACAGGATTTCATCATTAACTTTGGGAAGGGAATTAGAGGCTCCTTCATTCGTTACCGCAATAAAATCTCAGGCGTAATGCTAGCACATCAGAAGAAGGATGACGAGATATGTGCTATAGCTATCTTTTGGACTGAAGTGGGAGATAGACCTATCTGGACAAAAACTAGTGATGAGCCATTGACGTTGGAAGAGTCTATTAGGTGCTCTTGTGGCCTTCATGGTTGGATCAAGGAAGGTCAGTGGGAACATGCGCCTGATAGCATCCAGTAAGTTTGAGTTGTTCTTAGTGTTTGTATGGGCAGCAATGATTCCAATTTCACTTTACACTGGATGGATTTATAGCATAGCTTTTGTTTCGGCTATCAGTATCTATGCTAATGTTGCTTCGCACTGGGCAGCATACAGAGTTGCATTGGCAGAGAAGAGACTTGAAAATGGAAACTAATATCAATCTAGAAACGCTGTTTAAGGAGATCAAGTACAACCCCCACGATTGTCAGTGGCCTTTCCACCATTCTAATGCAAGGTTCCGTATTCCTTGTTGCGGAAGAAGATTTGGTAAGACACAGATGGTGGGTCATGATCTAACGAAGAAGATGTTTGTACCTAATGCGTATTACTGGATCGTTGGTACTACGTATAGGACTGGTGAAAAGGAGTTTCGCGTTGTATATGACGACTTGGTTCGAAAACTCAAGTTGGGAAGTAAGATTAGGAAGTCATACAACGTCAAGCAAGGCGATATGCGTATTCAGATGCCTTGGAACACAATCCTTGAAGTTGTTAGCGCAGAGAAGCCTGACAGTTTGGTTGGTGAAGGTCTAGATCATGCTGTACTAAGTGAGGCTGCTCTGCATACACGGATGATCTGGGATCAGTACCTAGAGCCGGCTTTGTCGGATAAACTCGGTAGCTGTGACTTTCCTTCTACACCACGAGGAAACAACTGGTACAAAGGTATGTGGAAGATCGGCCAGACATTGAGTGAAGATGAATATGAGAGTTGGAGATTTCCAACTTGGATGAACACAGTTAAATATCCAGGTGGATTCGATCCTCTTTGTAAGAACATCATTGATCGAGATAGTAGTAGTCCTAAGCATTACGAAGTACATGGGCCTTGCGGTTGTAATAGAGAACTAGTGCGAATTCACAACAAGGTAAGCTTGCATTACTGGCTGCAAGAGTATGCCGCTGAGTTTACTTCGTTTGAAGGTAAGATTTACGATGAATGGGATGAGACTGTTCATGTTAAGCCTATTCGTTATAACCCCGCATGGGAAACTTGGGTTGCAATGGACTTTGGGTTTAGTGATCCGTTTGTTGCCTTGGATATCATGGTTGATCCGATGCAGAACGTTTATGTTTGGCAGGAATACCAAGAGAGATATAAGACAACGTATGAACATGCTTATTATCTCATGAATCGTAATATGCCTGAGGGCTACCACCTTGATCGTGTATCAGCCGATGCTCGCGGAGCCGATGAGATTGCGACTATCGAGCTTATCTGGCATAAAATGGTTGAAGCCGATGGTGATATAGCTTGGGGTGATGGAGTTGAAGCAGTTAAACGTTGGATGAAGATTCAACCTGACGGTCAACCTAAACTGTTTGTTGATCCTAGCTGTACTGAGCTTATTCGTCAGCTAGGAGAACTGAAAACTCCACCTGTTACAGCAGCTAGAACACAACGGAATTTGCAGAGTAAACCCGGTATCCGTAATCAACATGACTATGATGACCACGGCCCTGATGCACTACGCTATTTCTTCAACCAGTTTGAAGTTATCAAAGGGGCTAGTCTATCGGACATATATGATCCTGCTAACTACCGCGATAGTGAAGCGGAAGGGTTCTTTACACTGAAAACAGGGTTAAACCTAGATAGACCGATAGGGTACTAAGTGGCAGCACCCAAACTACCTACTCTTAAGAAGAAAGACCAGACGCCTACCCGTCAAGTTTCGGGTACGCAGTATACCGTTCAAACGGATATTAAGCCTCCTGGGTTTGAAGAGATTGGTAGCTCACAAGCTAGTTCTATTAGAGAGGTTGTACCTGAGCTAGCTAATAGACGCCAAGCCACACTTACTTACAAGAAGATGGTAAGAGGCGATGCTTCGGTAAGAGTAAGTCTACGAGCTGGTAAGACACCGATCTTAGGTGGAGATTACTACATTGATGCTTACGACGAGACAGACGAGCATCAGGCGATTTGGGAGTTTGTAGACTTTAACATCTTCCATGCAATGACAACTCCTTGGCTTGTTGTCTTGCAGAATATCTGTCAGATGCTAGAGGATGGTTTCTTTGTTGCTGAACCAGTATATGAGTTGCGAGAGTGGGCACCAAAGAAAACCAACTCAATGGCAAACCGTCGCAAGTACACAATGCTTCGTAAGCTTGCTCCCCGCCCTGCTTCTACTATTACACAGTTTAACTACGATGATAACGGTGGCCCTATAGAGATTCTTCAGCAGGCTATTCAAGCTGATGGGCAATCTAAAGAGGTAAAGATTCCGATTGAAAAGGCTATGGTCTTTACCTTCGATAAGTCGGGCGGTAATCTTGAAGGTGAGAGCATTCTTCGGAGTGCTTACCCTCACTGGTACTACAAGGACATTCTTTACCGTATTGATGCTATCCAGAAAGAGCGTCATGGTATTGGTGTTCCTGATATCGAGCTAGGCCCAGGACATACGCCACAGGATCGTAAGATTGCACATGAGCTAGGTGCTAATCTTAGGACGAATGAGAGTTCTTACATCGTTCGCACAAATCGCATGACTGTGGGGTTTGCTGAGTTGAGTGGCAACTTGGTCAATGCTCTTGAAAGCGCGAACCACCATGATAACATGATTATGAAGAACATCATGGTTCAGTTCCTCAATCTTGGAATTGAAGGTAGTGGTGGTGGACGCGCTACAGGTGCTACTGCGGCTGATATGTTCCTTAAGGCGATGAAGTACTTGGCTAATCTTATCTGCGAGTACTTCAATCAGTATTTGATCCCTAACTTGGTTGCTTACAACTTTGAAACAGATCAGTTCCCGAAGATGAAGGTACGCAACATCGGTGAGGCTAAGGACGTTCAGATGTGGACAGCCGGTATCGCTAACATGGTCAAGAGTGGCGCTATCACTATGGACTTGGAAACTGAACAGTGGTTCCGTAATGTTCTCGATATCCCGGTTAAGCTTGAGGATCGTCCTGAGTTCACTGAACAGCAAAGACGAGAGCAGATTTTGTTGCAGGGTCAGACTGATGAGCAGGGTAATCCTGTTCCTATCAGTAAGACAACGACTACTACTCCTGGCGGGGTTGTTCTTCCTGCGGGTGCTAGTGCAGGTGGACAAACGAAGCCGGGTAACGTAGGAAAATCGCCTACGAGTGGAGCGTGATTATGCCAACAACTAAGTACAAGGTAGTGAAGAAAGGCGATCAGTTCTGTGTAGCTGATAAGGCTACGGATACGCCTATTCATGGTGGTAATGGTAGTTGCCATGCTAATCGTGCTGATGCTGTCAAACAGCTTCGTGCGATCTATGCTAATAGTGGCAAGAATTTCAGCGAACGAAGCGTTGCAGTTCCGGTTAAGAACTTTAGCGCCTCGTTGGTTGATGTTAAAGAAGGTGAGTTGCCTTGGATTCAGATTTTCCCGTTTGGTCACTGGCCTCATCCTGTTTATGGTGACACAACGGTTAATCACAAGACGGCTAGTGATTACGTCAAGAATTTCAAGGAGAACGTTCGTAGGATCGAGATTAACACAGACTACGAGCATGGTACGGATAAGGCTAAAGGTGACAAAGCAAGTGGTTGGTATCGAGATATGGAGTTGCGTGATGATGGTGTGTGGGCACAGATCGAGTTTACGCCTACTGCATTGTCAGAGATTAAAGATGGTGAGTGGAAGTACTTTAGCCCTATGTTCTACGATGATTATCTTGACGAAGAAACAGGCGAAACGTTTGAGAACGTTGTTGTCGGTGGAGGGCTTACTAATAAGCCTTGGATGAAAGATATGGTTCCCATCAACTTCTCGGAGGCGGTGCTAGAAGAGGAAACTACAAAGTTTCGGTACAAGGATGGTAAGTGGATTGCTAGTGATAACAACGGCGAGAGTTGGCGCGTTGTTACCAAGGCAGAAGAAATTGATATGGAACATAGTGAGCCTGGTACTGGTAGTCCTCCTCAACCACGAGAAGATGGTGAAGATATTTCAGGAGATAAAGATGGTGAGGGTATCCGTAGGGATAGTCCACCGCCACAAGACACAAAGGAGGGTAGTGACGTGAAATTGGCTAAGGAGACTCTTGTTGCTCTAGGACTTCCCGAAGATGCAACTGACGATGCTGTTAATGCTGAAATTGTAGCAATCGTCGAGACTGTTGCGCCTCTCAAGAAGTTCCATGAGGATAACAAGAAAGCAAAGCAGTTTGCTGAAGAGTTCCCTGAAGAGGCTGAAAGAATGAAGAAGCTTCAGAAGGCAGAAGATGATCGTATCGCCAAGAACTTCTCTGAGCGTTACGAGCGTATCGTAACTCTTAAGGGTGAGGGCGACGATGCAGAGCGTGTAAGCACTAATAAGGGACTTAGTGGTATTGCTCTTGGAAAGATCGAGGGTATCGCTAAGAAGTTCCATGAAGGTACGGCCAGTATCACTGATCTTCAGGAAGTTCTCGATGTTCTTACTACTGATAAGGCTATTGTTGATTACGGTGAAGTCGGTAGTGGGCGTGTTCGTGAGAATCCTGAAGGTGAAGGAAGCTCTGCTGCTAAGATGCTTTCCGAGAAAGCAAAGGAAGTCATGGTTAAGGCTAATGCTGAGGGTACGCCTGTTAGTTTTGAAGTTGCACTACATCAGGCTGCTACCGAGAATCCCGATCTTGCTAAGGAATACGCAGAAGCTGAAGAGGCTCGGCGTATTCGTTCAAGAAGTCAGAGCTAGAAAGGGGGTTACAATAGATGCCTGCAATTGGTAACTATCAGAGGGATAAGGGCTATGACACCGACGCCGCGCTTACCAAGTTTCGTGCGGTTAAGCCGGGTGCTTCTGCTGAGTCCGTAACTCCCTGTACTGTTCTAGGCGAAGCTGGACTTGGCGTTTCTCAGTTTGCTGTTAGTGCTGCTGAGTTGGCTAAGGGTAAAGGTGCTTCGATTAGAGAAGATGGTACTACAGAGTGGGAAGCTGGTGCAGCGATTACTAGAGGCGCTGACGTTACAGTAGATGCAAACGGTCGTTGTGTTGCTGCTGCTGCTACTCAGCGTGTTTGGGGAGTTGCACGACAGGCTGCTTCTGGCGCTGGTGTTCGTATTGCTGTTGATCTAGCAATCGTTAAGTACATCAAGGCATAAGAGGGAGGTGAGTAGAATAAATGTACGATCCTGGTGAACTTTATAGTGATCCGATCCTAACAGGTTTCTCTACTGGTTTTGTGGAGAACAATTTGTATGCAAGTAGACTGTTCCCTATTACACCTGTTAGAACACGGTCGGGTCGATACCGTGTATACGATCGTAGCAACTGGTTGATCTACCCCTCCCGTCGTGAGCCGGGAACGGTTGCTAACGAGGTTCGTGGTGGTAAATGGTCGGAAGATGTGTTCTTCTGCAAAGAGCATTCACTTCAGTCCCCCATCCACGATGAAGAGCGTCAAGAGCTAACAAGTCAGGGTGGTCTTGCTAACGCTGTGTTTGGTGGCGATCTTCAGCTTGATCCTGAAAGGGATGCTGTTGATCTTATCACTCGTAGCATTATGCTTGAGTGGGAGCAGAAAGTAGCGAATGTAATGCGTAACGTCGCTAACTATGCTGCTAACCACAAGGTCACGTTGGCTGGTGCCTCTCAGTGGTCAGATTACACTGGTGGAGTTGCTTCAACGAGTGATCCTGTTACAAACCTGCGTACTGCTGCAATGCGTATCTACATTGACACAGGACGATGGCCTAATACAATGATCTTCCCAACTGATGCACTTGGGGTTGTTGAAGGTCATCCGCGAGTTGTGGATCGCTTTAAGAACTTCTCGCTGATTGATCCCGAGGCTTGGAAAGCTCTGCTTAACGTTCCAGCGCCTCAAAACGTGTTCATGGTAGATAGTAAGTACAATGCGGCGGATAACATTGACGCTACTGAGTCAATTACGTCGTTTTGGGGGCAGGACGTATGGGTTGGTATTGTAGACAATACGCCCGGTCAGCGCACTAAGACGTTCGGTAAGACGTTTGCTCAGGTGTATCCTGATGGTACTATCCGTCCTGCCGATAAATGGTATGAGCATGGTCGTAAGAGTGACATTGTTAGGGTCAGTCAGAACTATGACCTTAAACTTGTGTCACCAACTGCCGGTTATCTCATCACAAACGCTGTAGCAGCAATTCCGTAAACGGAAGGGAGGGTTTAAACAATGGCTAAGGATCTTGTTGCATGGAGTCCTATCGTTAGTTCTAAGAACAACGGGACTCATAAAGACCCTGACCTAGAGGAAGTCACCGTTAAACCCGGAGAATCCGTTAATAAGGATGCTCTCGGTGTTGACGATGATGGTTGGCAGCAGTTGATTGATAGTGGTGCTGTACGTTCTCAGGCGTATCCTGATATGCCTGAAACGTTCCAGGGTAGTCCAGTTGAGTTCCTTCGGGAAGAAATGCGTAAAGCCGCAGAAGGCGCTCTTACTGACGTTGAAACGTCAGAAGAGAATATCGCTTCTGTAATTGCTATTAACGCTGCTTCAACTGGTACTGCACTTCTGCCTGAAGGTGTCGAGCCTGCAACTGGCCCTTCAGAGTCTGCAACCTCCAGTAGTAGTGGTGGAGGCAAGGACACGTAATGGCTGCTGAAATCCTAGCGAGTCTCGATGATATCAACACCCATCTTCCGTCTGATAAGGCGAAGATGTTGGATAGTGACGACAATGAACTTCAAATTGACGTTGCTAGATATGTGCGAAGCTTGCTATCGGGTTTCTTTAGTGCAGCAACACTTACAGCATGGGTCTCTCCCGCGACTACCCCTGATGCTATTAGGGGTATCGCGGGGAGGCTCATAGCTGCTAAGTGGTATGCTCTACTTTACAGTGAGGATATCGAGACTGTAAACACGTATGCTCAGAATCTTTATAACGAAGCTAACATGATGATTGACCAAGTTAGAACAGGAGTGCTAGTAGTGGTCGATGTTAACAATGTTCCGATTCCCGCTGAGGGCGTAGCATCGTTAACCTCTGACGACTTCTATCCTAATGCTTCTGCTCCCGGCGCTAAGTTCACGATGGATAAGGTGTTTAGCTAAATGAGCGAAACTCTTTTCCTTAGTGGCGGTGGTGTATTAGGTGAAGCAGCGGTTTCGATAACATGGGTTCCTGACCCTTCAGTCGTTGCCGCTAAACTTTTGGAGTTGGCAGGTTATCTTGAGAACTTCATTCCTCCACTTGAAGCTGCTAAAGGCATTGCACAACAGGACATGCAACAACACTTCGATACGGAGACAAGTCCTGATGGTGAAGCTTGGGCACCACTAGCTGATAGCACTATCGAAAGGTGGGGAGAGCATCCTATCCTTCAGTTGACTGGTGCTATGCATGATGCAGCAGTTAGTGATGGTGCATACTTGATTGATGGACGTGATCTTTTCATTGATACGTCAGGCTTTCCTCCTTATTGGCATTACCACGAAACAGGAGCAGCCGGTAAAGGTATGCGTACAATCCTTGAAGAGTTGTCAGCAAAAGGATTTGAGATTGATCCTCTTGCTGGTGGTGGTATGCCAGCACGTCCGTTTGTTGGTATTAGCTTCGATGCACAGATGATGATTATCGAAGCGTTCGATGCCTGGTTTGAAGGTGGAGTTAGCGGTTTCTACGTTCGACCTAGTGGTAAGGTTCAAACTATGGTTGGTGGTAAGTTTGGGCCTATGTTGGGTGGCGGGTAATGCCAGTCATAGAATTGATTACCACGCCTGAAGAAGCGGTTGAGATGCTTTATGATCTTATCCGTGAGAACGCAGGTCTACTCGGCATGGAGTATGTGGGGCAGTATGATGAGAATCTGCTTCCTCGCTATCCTAACGTAGTGATTAGCCCTGGTGTTAAGACTAAAGAAGTACACGGTACGCACACTTTCCTAGTTACGCTTAGGTGCATCATCTGGATTTATCATGCACAGCTTACGATAACCCACACTGAGCGTAGTCAAGAAGATTTGGCGTTTGCAACAGCAATCGAAACGTTGATTGAGCAAGATAAAACGTTTGGTCAAAGAGTGATCTTTGGTTTTGTCGAATCTTCAACTCCTGGCATTATTGCTGCTAGGACAGGAAAGGGTGAAGGTATCGTAGGTACACGACTCGCTTGGGAATGTATAACTGAACAACACTGGAATTGAAGGGAGGAAATCTAAGCATGGCTCTTACAGTTAAAGTGGATCACCCTGATTATCCCGAAGGAATGCTTTTCGGGATTAATGGGCTAGGTCTCTTTGAGAACGGTACTGCTAGAGAGGTAACAGAGGACGAGGAAAGAAACTTCGCTGCTTACGCGCAGGTTGGAGCAAACGACATTCTCGGTCAGTCTGCTTTTCTTGAAGTTTCTGGAAGTCCTATTATCACCGATCTTGAAGATGTGTTGGGTAAAGACGTTACCTCAACACCTTCGTCTGATCCTACGGCTATGAATATTGATCCAACTACGGGTGAAGTTTTTGAACATGCTAATCTCAATGGAACTCCCGAAGTTGAAGAAGAGGAAGAAGTGGTAGAAGCACCAAAATCTACTACACTAATGGATACTACTAGTTCTAGTAGTTCCGATACAACTACAAGCGATACGGGAGGTGACAACTAATGCCTGCTGGTCTAGGCGGTTCAGGTTATCTAGCCTTTACGTTTGAAGTGGCAGTAGGTACTTATTTGCCTCCAACTACTGCTGGTACGATTTTCATGCCTATTCTCAGCGAGAGTTTGCATTACGTTGAGGATAAGTACTACTCAGAGCAGATTAGGCAACAAACTATCGACTCCGATGTTAAGTCCGGTTACTACCACGTCGAAGGCGATGTTGTTATGGAAGCTGATGCTAACTTCCTGCCTTATCTTCTTTACTGCTCAAGGCACTCTATCACTAAGACGGGTGCTGCTGATCCTTGGACGTATGACTTCGTTCCTTCACAGGCTGGTTCACAAAGTACGGCAGCTTCAGGAGCGGTACAGAGAACAGCATCGTTGTCAGTTATTCGTAACGGTATTGGCTTTGGTTACGGTGGTTGCTCCGTTAATACAATGGAGTGGACAATCGACGGTGGAGTTCTAAAGGTAACTTTCGGTATTGTAGGCCAGAACGAGCAGCAGCCAGGTGGTAACGGTACGCCTACATGGGTCACGCCTGAGTTGTTTGGTGCAGATGCTCACAGCGTCTTTGTTACTGCTGCGGGTACGGCACCTTCATTCGGTGCTGCAAGTGTTGACTTCAACGGCTTCACGGCTAACATGAATTACAATGCTTCAGCGCAGAACCGCATTGTTGCTAACCGTGGCGCTACTTACGTCAGCTTCGGTAAGACGGAAGCAGGATACACAACTGAGCTAGACTTCGTAAGCCGTACTGAGTACGACAACTTCAAGGCTGCCACACAGAGAGCAGTTAGACTTGAATCAGTACGTCCTACGGGTACGTTCGCTGCGTCAACGGAAGGTGTCCAGATTACGTTTAACAGAAGTGCCTATGATTCATACGATATCGGTCTTGGTGGTATCGCTGATCTTATCATGGCACAGACAACTGGACACGCTCTTGGTATCGCAGGCGGCAACCCTTATCAGATTACCGTCAAGGGTGCAGTAAACATCACGTAATCCTTAGGAGAGGAAAGGAGGATAACATGAGTGAAGCAGCGCCAGAAGAGACAACTCCCGGTACGGAGGAAACTCCCGCTAGTGAGCCGGAAGAGGATACAACTGAAGAAGCACCTGCTGAAGAAACACCAGCACCATCTGAAAGTACAGACCAGTAAATAGGCATCGTTTAACACAGGAGAGAACATGCCAGTTGGAACGATTGATCCGAACAAGTACGAACGCTTTGAGCTTAAGACGCTTAAAGCTAATCCGAATGTGCCAGAGGACGAAGATGGTTATGTCATGCTTCGTCCTCTGCCATTCGGTCTAAAGCTAGAACGTCGTGACAAGGCTACGAAGATGAGTATGGAGGCTGCGACTGGTAGAGGTCGTAAGGGTGATGATACTCAGAAGTTTGAGCTAGAGACTTTGAGCAAGTGGTCTAGAGCTTATGACTTCAAGCATTGCGTTGGTGAACACAACATCACCGATGTTAATGGTGTCTTGCTCGATTTCGGTAATCCAATGACACTTCAGCTTCTAGCTCCTAAAGTTGGATCAGAGCTAGAAGCTCTCATTGATGCTCTTAATGAGGATGAGAGTGAAGAGTCGTTGGAGGATTTTATCGAGCGGTCTACCTCGCCATCTCAGGACGCGGCGACCGAATCGAAGATCGAGACTTAAGAAGGAAGGTATACAATTGGTGTGAGATAGCCTACCTGTGTGAAAGGTTACACTGTTTACCTAATCCGGGCGGGTTATTTCAACAAGAACCTTCTCACCTTAAATACATAGAGAAGGTTCTGCAAGCAACTGATGAATACCACAATAAGAAGAATGAGGCGGATCAGCAACTAAATGCGAGCGAGCGAACTACTACTGATAGTCAGAGCACAGAATCAGGCTAGTGGAGCCTTGCGTCGCGTTGCTGGCGATTTGAAGGGGTTGTCCACGATGGGCGGTTTAAGAGCGCGTGGACAATCTCTTCAAATTGCTCGTAACCAAATGCAGCTAGGTAGACAAATAGCTGCAAACGAGTTGAAATCTCTAGAAACAGGTAAACGTGCTATTGGTATGGCGCGTGATAGACTTGCTGCCGAGAACGCATTAGCTAACGCTAAACTAAGAGTTGCTAGAGTTACAGATTCTCAGGCTGGTAGAGAAGCACAAGTGCTTCGTAATCAGGCTCAGATGAGTAGACTCGAACGTGGTAGAAGGTTAGCTCCTTCTTCTGCAATACGTGATGAACTTTCAATGCGTTTGAAAGCAGCACGGATTGATTCAGAGAGATTGGCTGCAAAGCAGGCTTATCTTGCAAGACAGATGGACGTTGCTAGTGCTTCTGTAACTAAGCAGAGCATGGCACTCCAAGCGTTGTCAGCAAGAGAAGCAGAAGCTGCTGCTAGAGCCGATGTGTTGCGTAACCGTATTGCTACTTACGGCGACCGATTACGACTAAATACAGCCCAAATAGCGGCTAACAACAAAGCAATGAGCGATGCTCGTTGGGACAAAGTTGCCGCCGGTGGACGAATACTTCAGCATAGTGCAAGAATCGCGCAATATGCAGGACTTGTCCTCGGCGGCACTTTGGCTGTTATGGCGAACAATGCAGCTAAGTTCGACACTAGTGTAACTCTTGCAGCTACACAGACTCGTAAGGCGGGACAAAGCTTCAAAGATACCGCTGCGAACTCTAAGGTTCTTCAGGAAGATATCCGCTCTTTGATGACGCAGTTCCCGGCTCAAGCGGATGATTTTTCTAAAGCAGCTTATGACATTTACTCGTCTACCAGTGTAAGCTTTGCTGGTGGACGCAAAGCTCTAAAGCTGTTCGCACAGGCAGCAGTAGCAGGAATGACTACTGTTCAGGTTGCTACTGATATGGGCATTACCGTCCTGAACAACTTTAAGGGCGGAATGGCTGACTTGCCTAACAAGATGCAGAAGTCTTTTGCTGCTGTTCGTTTCGGCAGAATAACGTTTGAGCAGTTTGCTACTTCAATGAGTACGATTGCTCCCGCAGCAAGAGCAGCTAACCAGTCATTTGATGAAATGATTGGTACCTTCGCATTCTTGACACGGCACCTAGATGTTGCAAAAGCGCGTGTAGGATTTGCTCGCGTTCTAGAAGCGTTGTCAAGTCCGAAGATGCTCAAAGGCTTGAAAGATGTTGGTATCACGGTTGAGGATGCCACTCATCATCTGCTACCTCTGCATGAAATCATTGGTAAGATCGTAACGAAGTTCCCACAGTTGCGTCGTGGTGGAACCGATGCAATGAACTTCTTTAAAAACATCGGTGGTAATACCGGAACGATTCAAGCACGTAGAGCGTTTACCTTCTTGGTTCAATTCTTTGATAAAGCTGGTAAGGATGGACGCTCGTATATGCAGATGCTAGGCGATGTGAAGAAGGATCATAACGAATTCACAGAGTCTTTGAAAGCAATGGAAAAAACCACTGGTGTTAGGTGGGGTGTATTCGTAAATCAGTTGAAGGCGTTGGCGTTGGCAATTGGCGCTTCTGTGGTGCCTGCGCTGCTACAGATGGCACCTTACCTTGAAAGAATAGTTCACTGGTGGCAGAAGTTGGATGAAGGTACTAAGAACATGGTTGGGCGTTGGGCTGCTTACGCTGCTGTATTTATGCTAGTTGGTGGTGCGTTGGCATTTGTCTCTGGAACCTTGATAAGAATGTTTAGTTTCTTTGGGCGTTATATAGGGCTGATGGGTAGTCTTAGCGCAATGTTCGTCCTTGTAGGACTAACTGCTGCTGCTTTGACTGGTCATATCACAGCGTTAACTGACGTTCTTGATGTAATCACTAACTTCGCCTTCGGTTCATGGCAAGGCTTTGCGATAACGTTGGGTATTGCTGCCGTTGCTGCGGTTAAACTAACTGGCGCTATGAGAGGGCTTGCCGCCGCACAACTAACTGTAGGACGTGGTGGTGTAATTAGTGGCTTGCTTGGTATTGGTGGTAACATGGCTGCTGGCGCTAGGGTTGGTATGGCGGCTGGTGGGCTTAGAGGTATGTTCGCGGGTGCGGCTGCTGGTGCTACAGGATTGGGAGCAGCAATAGCTCCTATTGCTGGAATAGTTGCAGCAATAGGTGGTGGACTCCTACTGTGGAAGCTACACATGATGGCAGTAGCAGGAGAAGCAAAGAGAGTTAAGGAAGCTTTCGACATTGGTGCTGCTCCACGTAAGTTTGGCGACGTGTTTCAACAGCTAGTCGGTTCAACTGAAGATGTGGAGCGTTCTAGAATAAGTATCCGAGGAATCAATAGAGAGATTGCTTCTCTCACTAAGCAACTAGCAGGTGCTAGAGGCGCACAAAGGCTTGCAATTCTCGATCAGCTTAAATCGTTGACGATGGATCGTGCTAACGCTATGAATGCGTTGGCTGCTGCAACACAGAAGAACAACATACAGTTTAATGCGTTCGCAAAGCAGCTTGGCTCTTTCGTTGCGATTAGAGATAAGGCGAAAGGTCTTTCACAAGAGATTGCTAGGCTACAAGCATTCTTGCAGACTCCCGGTGGTATCAGAGCTAGTGGGGCAATCCGTGGTCAGATCGCTGACTTGCAGAATCAGTTTAGAGCTTTAACAGCACAGGCTGTAGCAAGTTCGGCAGGCGTTCAAAGATCGTTTGATCAGATCGTTAAGGGATGGGCAAAACTAGGTGAGTTTAAGATGCCCACCAACAAGATCATGGGTGACTTGTTTAACGTTGCAAAGGGAATGGGACGGATGCTAACCATTCCAGAGATTCGCGCTGTTATCAAAGCTGAACTTGATCCTGCTTCTGCTCGCGCGTTGCCTGGTAAGATCGGTGCTATCTTCAGAGGCGTTAAGGCTCAAAGGATTAAGATAGAGGCAGACGATAAGGCTACAGCGAAACTGAAAGCGGCACAACGAACTGTACCTAAAGCTTTACGCTTTCCTGCCTTTACGTTCCCAAGTGCAGCACCACAAGTCAAGAAGGCTCAACAAGTAGCGCAGAACGCTATGAAGCCTATCAATGCACACATTAAGGTGCATCCTCCTGGGAGTGGAGAACTAGCGAGTATCGGTGCAAGCATTACTGCGGGCATCCAAGCTGGTATGCCTGCTGTTCACCAAAGCGTCGTAAGGGACGTAACGGTCAATCAGTTTAAGAACACCTTGGGTATCAAGTCACCATCATCAGTTATGGCACAAGAAGTTGGTAAGCCAATGATGCAAGGTATCACCCAAGGTATCTTGAAGAACGTTGGAATGCTTGAAACTGCTGCCACAGCTAGTATCGAGTTCTTCACAAGTGCAGCAATACAGAAGGCTCAGGAAGGTAAGAAGAAGATTAGCGATGCTTTGCTAATCGGTGATATCAAGATTCAGACTGGTACGCTGACTCAATTCAACAACGCTATCGCTAAACTTACAAAGAGGCATGTACCGAAAGAGCTGATTGATGAGTTGGCTGCACAGGGGCCGCAAGCAGCTAAGTTTATTGCTCAGATTGCAAACATGAGTGAGAAGGAATTGCGTAGATACGTTCAAGCTTGGCTTAGGGCGAATGCTCAGGTTAAGCGGAGTGTGCGTGCTACGCAAGCAGATATCAAGAAAGCAACTAAAGATTTCCATGACTCGTTGCTCTCAACTATCCAAGATATGTATACGTCGTTGAGAGAAACAACTGCTACTCAGTTCGGTGATCTATTTGCGGGTATTGATCCTGCTACTTACGGTCAGGGTCTTAAGGATGCCAGAGCTGCTTATGCTAGTCAGATCAAAGACTTCCAGGGCCAAATAGGAGACTTGAACAATCAGTTGGTTGATGCTCAGAGAGAAGCATCACAGCGATTGATTGATGCAATTGCAGCGCGTAAGGACGAGTTGCAGCAAGCGTTTGGTCAACTCTTTGGTGGAGATTGGCTTGCTAGCGCGACTGTCCAAACTAAACTTGAATGGGGCAAGAAGCTAGGCTTTGACGATTTGCAGAAAGACTTGCAAAGTCAGGTAGACAAGTTTAGGCGTTGGCGTGAATTGCTTGTCTCACTAGCGAGTAAGGTTCCTCCTGAGTTGGCTAAACAACTAGAGGCTTTAGGCCCCGAAGCTGTAGATAAACTTGAAGTCCTGAATAGCGGTACAGACCAGCAGATAACTCAGTATGTCGCAACGTGGCAAGACGGGCAGAATCAGATGCAAGCTATCGCTAATAAGACAACGGTGGATACGTCTGATATTATGGCTCGTATGTCTGATATCGTTAAGCAAATTGCTGATGTTATGCAGCAAATGGCTGCGTTGCAGTATCCGAAAGAGCTTACTGGCGAAGATTTGATTAACGACTTGCAGACTCAGATGGATCAGTGGAACACGTATCAGGACTTGTTGCAAGGTCTTATTGACAAGGGACTTCCACCTGCGCTTATCGAGCAGCTAAGTCAACTCGGGCCACAAGCTATCCCAATGCTGAACGCATTGAACAATATGACAGCAGGGCAGTTGGATAAGTACGTTAAGATGTGGCAGGAGAAGGAAGATACGATTACCACCGATACATTGAAGCACCTGAATCAGCAGTTGGACTTGTGGTTCGATTACGGTGTGAACATCGCTCAGAACATCGTTAGGGGTATTAGGTCACAAGGCGACTACCTCAAGGATTACTTCACTGAAATCGTTAAGAGTCTAATCGAGGAAAACCAGCTTCCTGCACCACCACCTAATAGACCTACTGGTGCTGAAGGGCCAGCACATATCGGTACTGGTAGTAGTGGTGGTGTTATTTCTACGCTAGTTAATCCTCCCGCTAATCAGATTTACAACTTGACAGTTAATCAGGCACAAGGCGAAAGCCTGCCTGCTACCTTGGAGAAAGCCACGTTTAGACTTGTTAATAGGAGAACCGACTGATGATTGAATCTGCTAAGTTTACTAATGTGCTAGGTAACAGTATTGACTTCAATGACCAGTTTGTTCCTTTTAACGAGTTTACTACTGAAGTCGATATGCGTTTCAATGAAAAAACCAAGTCCCAAGAACATGGTATCTATCCTGGCATGACTTGGCTCGGTAAAAGGTTGTTTCATTGTAGTGGAGATATCCTAGAAAACACTTCAGCTGATTACTGGACTAGAAGAAGAAAGTTTATTCGGGCTTGTTTGCCTAGACCTCATTTAGGGTATACACAAGTTGGTACTCTAACAATAAGGTTTACAGGGTATAACGAGGATTTGACTTCTGAGTGTACTATTGATGGTTGGCCTGAAATGCCTTTGGCTGCTTTGAGTCCTAGCGCCGGTAAATATCAGGTTAACTTCAAAGCGTTTGATCCGCGTCTTTATGGTGCTTGGTATTCGGTTGATCTACCATTTGGCGCTACTGAAAACGTTGGTGGTAGAACCTACAATAAAACCTACAACAAAATCTACGATGTTGCAGTTGGCGGTAATGATACGGTTATCAGCAACACAGGTGATATTGAAACTTACCCGGTAGTTACATTTTACGGGCCTTGTACAAGTCCTCGTTTGGTTTTGTTCAGAGGCGATGGTAAAATCAAGTATTTCGTTCTTAATGGGCTGACAATTTCAAGTGCTACGGATTACGTTACAGTTGATTTCGGAAAGCATACTGCCATTCTTAATGGTAGTGGCAATGTGTATAACTATGCCATTGGATCAGATTGGTGGGCATTAGAACCACAACTAACTAATACTATCCGCTATGTAGCAGATTCAGGTACAACAGCTTCGCATTGTAATGTAATGTTTCGTAATGCCTACATGATTTAAGGAGGGAGAATGGCAGTTTATACGCAAGCTGTGCTTACTCCCGATCCACTGTATCTTCAGCCTAAGAGCTATGATGCAAGATCGGACAGAAAATGGTTTGCAGACATAATGAGTCCGGGCGTTGTGGGCGCTGGTAGTTATGCAGTTACCTTCGTTTCAGGGCTTACGTGTAGAGCCGCTGCTGGTACTGCTTATATCCTTGGTCAGAACGTTGCCGACCAGGGTATGTATAGGCAGTATGTCACATCTAATACCGATCTTGCTGTTGGTGCTGGTCATGCAACGTTACCACGTATTGACAGCTTTATTTTGCGAGTCATGGATACAGCACATGACTCGTCAGGGTTTAGTGAAGCGCGTATTGAGGTTGTTCCTGGCACTCCTACTGCTGGTGCTACCTTGGCTAATGCTAACGGTGCAGCTAACTTGACAACGCTCGGTGAGGCTTCTAAGAGTGTTCTTCTACTCGCTTACATTCTTGTGCCTGCTGCTGCTGGTTCATTGACTTCTACTGCTGCAAACGTTAGAGATATGCGAACGTTCGTAGCGGTAGGTGCTGGTCTTGCTCTAGGTGGAGGATTCCCCGTAGGCGGAAGTCTTGAGTGGAATTCAATTACGCCTCCACCCCTCACAGAAGGTACTTATCTCCTTGAAGATGGTAGTGCGATTAGCCGTACTACTTACTCAACATGGTTTGCTAGAATTGGAACAACGTTCGGTGTGGGTGATGGCAGTACGACTGTTAACTTGCCAGATTCAAGAAGTCGTACAGCAGTTTGCTACGCCCCGTCAGGTGGTCATGCCGATCACGATGCGATTGGTGATAGTGACGGATTGGCTATCGGCGTTAGACGTATGAAGCATAAGCATACTGTAACTGATCCGGGCCATTTCCATACATCACAGTTTGCCTTCGGTACTTCAGGGCCGGGTGGTGGTACATACTCACCGGGTAGCGGTAACACACCTACTAACACTGACACCAAGACGACTGGTATCACCGTTGGCCCACAAACAGGGTCAGAGCCTACCGATACTCCTGCTTACATCACCAAGTCAAAGCTTAGTCGTGTAGCATGATTACGGTATTTCACTACCCACATGAGCTTGATCTTAGTGGTATCCCTCAGAGGGAAGAGTTTAACTTCATCTACAATCCTGAGTTGGAAGAAGTCTTGCCTGGTGTGAATACCCTCGCAAATCAACTTCTTGCAAGGTGTGAGGGCTTTGAGTTTACAGAGCTTCATACAAGTCCTTGGATGACAGTTACACAAGGCCCGGTTGATGGATATGGATGGCATAACGAAGGAATCCGTCCAGATGACTATTCGCTCGTTTATGCTCTAAACGATTCAGATGGCGGTTTGGAAATCAAGGACAAACTGTTTGAGCATAAGCGTGGCAGAGCTGTTGTCTTTGAAAGTAACATGATGCATCGAGTACAGCGTGTAGAAAGTGGTACCCGTTTCGCACTAGCATTTCTGATGCACAGGAGAAAAAATGGCTGATTTGACTTCAATGCAGGCAGCAGTTCTACAAGTGTTGAGTTGGCAATCATCGGGTTATCTATGCTCTCCCTATGCTAGTGCGTTTGTCAGTCAAGGGATTGAAGATATTGAAGGAATCGAAAAGGCGTTAACTGAATTGCAAGAAATGGAATACGTTGAATTCTTCACAGTAGAAGAATCTACTGACATTATCCAAGTAGAAAGAGATATTGCAGGTAATCCTGTAATCGAGAACGACTCAGTAGTTCCTCTAACAGATGAGGATGGAAATCTACAGATTGAAACGGTAACTCAAGTAATAGATGCTGGATGGGTTATCACTGATGCTGGTAGGGCTCTACTAGCTTAATGTCTCTGCTTACCTCTAAGGGCGCTTTTTCCGGTAGAGCTAGTACCGGCAGCCAAGCTATCACAGGTTTAGGTTTTCAACCTAAAGCCCTAATTCTTTGGTGTAATGGTCAGAGTGCTGTTGGGTTCGGTACCAACGGTGTGATAGCTTTTGGGTTTGGTGTCAGTTCTTCACAAAGAGGTTGTGTAGGCGTTATTTCAATGGATGCAGTTAACCCAACAGACACGAGCCGTCTATACCGAAACGATAGAATCCTAAGCGTTCCCGGTGGTACTGGAAACGAACAATGGATTGCTGATCTAACTAGCATGGACTCTGATGGGTTTACACTAAGCGTAACTGCTTTTGGATTGAACAAGCATGTTCATTACCTGGCTTTGGGTGGAAGTGATATTACCAATGCTTTCGTAGGTGAATTTACTGATCCAACCGCATCGGGAAATTTTGCAGTTACGGGGGTTGGTTTTCAACCTGATTTCGTTCTTATAACAGGTGATAATGATCCAAGCAATTTCGCGGAAGCCGGTCTAAACTTTCATCTTAGTGCAATGGCATCTACTTCACAGAGAGCCACTACTTTGGTTCGTGATCGAGATAATCTTATTCCTTCACAATCCGCCACTTACCAAAGAAGCAATAAAGCATTTGCAACTGTATATACCAACCAGGATAACCTTTCAATTGAAGCAGATTTTGTTTCTTTTGATAGTGATGGTTTCACAATCAATTTTTCTACTTTTGCTGGTGGCGACCAATTCCCATTCTTAGCTCTAAAGGGTGGACGTTATTTTGTTGGGGTTGATACACAGAAAACAACTTCTGGTACCCAAGCCAAAACGGGTGTCGGCTTCACACCTAAAGGTCTTTTGTTCTTCGGTAATAACAAGGTTGCTAGTACTTCACTCGATTTGGGTGATGCTTTCTTAAGCATTGGTGCGACCGATGGTACTAATCAAGGAACTACATGGTTCGGAGCATTAGATAACGTTAATCCTTCAGATTCAAATGTGTCTGGTACGGTAAGTGCTGCGCTGCGTCATGCTGCTACTCAAGGTAGCCCCAATAATGATGCAACTATTTCTTCTTTTGATTCTGATGGTTACACGCTTAACTGGGGCACATCTAACGGAACAGCGCGTGAATTTATCGCTGTTGCATTCGGTGATAACCCCACTAACATTGATGCTGCCACAGTACTCCTTAAACTAACGCCTTCGGGAACTGATACTCAGACTGGTGTTAGTACTGATGCCGCGACCGTACCTCTTAAACTAACTCCGAGTGCTGCTGAACTTGAAGCAGGCGTAGATGCTGCAACAGCATTATTGAAGTTAACTCCTAGTGGTGTAGATATACCAACAGGGCCAACTACTGATGCTGCTACAGTACTTCTTAAACTAACACCTTCAACAACTTTAGAAGTACCTCCCGCGCCTCCATTTCAGGGTGGAGGAAAAATAGTTCCTTCGGCTGGGCCTCCTCCAGTAGAACCTAAAGTAACGTATTGGTCAATAACTCACTTTACTCATCAAGGTATGGCTCTCGGTGATGTGTACCCTAAAAATCTGGACTTCGCTATTTATCTAAATAGAGTTGGTTATTGCAACTATGACTTGGATGTACTTCATCCTCTCTGCACCACGGAGAACCTCTATCCGTATGTTACAGATTTTGTTCTTTTTCGTGGTACTACCCCCGTTATGGGAGGATTGCATACAGCCGTTAGTATTGACGATATAGAAGCAGGACTTGTTCAAGTAGCAGGACTTGATTGGGGACATTATCTTGAATTGAGACAATGGCCCTTTGATCCTGATAACCCTCTAGTTGATCTTTACCTTCAGGCGGATAGAGATATCGCTCTAGTTGTGAAGGACTTGTTGACTAGAATTCAGGCTGAGGCTAATTCGCTTGTACTCGACTTAAGTACAATAGTAGCAATTGGTCACCTGATAAATTATAAGATCGAAGCCAACGATAATGAAGATATGCATAGCAAGATTGTTAACCTTGCAAAGCAGACGCCCGGATTCGATTTCGATATTTCTTGGGATAAGAAGGTTAACATCTATTCTCCACAAAGAGGCGGGCCAAGTGGAATTGTTTTGGAACAAGGCAAAAACATCTATAAAATGAGTTATAACAATAGAGGCCCCACAGGTACGCATACGTTGGGAACTGCTCAAACAAGTTCATCGAGGGCAGGCGTTATTGTCAATTCAGTTGAAGCAGCTACCTTTAGACGGCTTGATACATCAGTTGATTTTGCTGAGGTAACAGCCGAAGCTGATCTAATCAGCCAAACTCAGTCAGAAGCCGCAAGAAACGCTACCCCTCATAGAGAGATAACCCTAACAGTCGTTAAAGATACGATTGATGTTTGGACACAGATTTCTCTCGGAGACACTGTGGGGGTTTTTGGTGATACAGGGTACGAATTCATAGATCAGGATATGCGTGTTGTTGGTATTCAATGTACGCCTACTGATGAGGGCGACGAAGAATGGTCACTAACGGTGGATGATGGAACGCTCTCGCTCTAGCGCCGATATCATCGGTCAACTGCAACGCCAGTTGCGTGAGCATGATGATATGCTTACTACGCTTCGTGGACTAGATCGTGCAATTGATTGGATAGCGCCAACATTAGCAGGTACGTGGGTAAACTTCGGTGGTTCAGAAGATACCGCTGCTTACTCAAGAACTAGCTCAGGCATAGTATTGCTCAAAGGGGTCATAAAATCAGGCACAGTTCCGTCTACTGCTTTAACGTTGCCAGTAGGATTTAGACCCTTAAAGATCATGCGGTTCGCTTGTGTGTCAAATGCACTGTTTGCTGCTGCATCGGTTGATACAAATGGCGTCGTAACGCCTTATGCAGGATCAAACGTATCTTTCTCTTTAGCAAACATTTCATTTAGAGCAGAACAGTGATGATTTTTTCAGACTCATTGACTTTGCTGGATTACGTTTCTAAGGCTAGCGTAGTTGTAATTCTTATCCTCATTATCTATGGTGGCTATAGAAGGTGGTGGGTGTTTGGATGGCACTACAAAGAGTTACAGGATCGTTTTAGGAAGATGGAGAACGAAAAGAACGCATGGCGTCGTACGGCCCTACATGGTGCAAAGATTGCAACCGATGCATTCGATGCCCTTAGAGGAATGGAAGATGCTCCGTAAAAAGAAAACTATGAAGGAAGAAATAGACGAGGCTGTTGAGCAGAACAAACGCAGTATAAGACGTGCTGAGCAAGAAGTGGACGAACGCAAAGATATAGATGCACATCTGAAGCGTATCCAAATAGAGCTAGACAACATGACAAGGAAATAAAATGCTTCCAGATACAATTAGCGTAACAGAACTGGTTTGGACTCTAGCATCCATTCCTGGTTTCTGGTACGCAATCAGACTTCTCAGACGAGCATTGGGTGATGTTAGTGTTCTGAGAAGAAATCAAATAAATGGCATTCGTGAATACTCAGCAATCATAACCGTCTATACCTACTTCTTGTTTACATTTGTAGAGTTCGGATTTATTGTATCAGGACTTGCTGCAATGGCGGCAAAACCTGCAAATCCGAACGCACCAGTAACAACAGTCTCGATCATTATTACGGTAGCATTTCTCATGATTAACTTTGTACTTACGTTCGGTTGTATTGTCATCGAAAAGAGGAGAAATCTATTAATTGAAATGATCCATGAGGAAGAAGGTAAACGAGACAGGAGAGCAGGAGATACGCATGAAACTGACGTTAGTAAGCCCGCATACTAAAGGGCCACACGTAAGAGCGTTGCAAAATCAGTTGAAGAGGCATGGCTATCTACAGGGTAAACCTGATGGTGAGTTTGGCCCTGATACTGCAAGGGCGGTCTATAGAGCAAAATACTGGCTCGGTTATCGCAAGCCTGACCAAGTAGCAGGAGATATGCTCTATAGCTTGCTCAAGGGTGTTACGAAGCCAAACGTTGCAATGAGGTTGAGGACAACCAAACGAAGTAGAGTAGCTAAGAAAACTTCGTATGGTGAGAAGCTATGGAAAGAAGCAGGTAAGTACATCGGTCAGACTGAGCATCCTCGTAATTCTAACAGAAGTATGTTCAGTGTGTGGTACGGGGTTATCGGAGCATGGTGCGCTATGTTCTGTAGTTACTGTGGAGTCCGTGTAGGTAGCAGGGTTTTTAAGAGGGGTAAGTTTTACGCTTACGTTCCTTATATCCTTGCCGACGCGAGAGCTGGTAGGAATAGCTTGGCTATTACCTACAATCCGACGAAGGGCAACCTCGCTCTGTTTGATTGGGATAACGATGGTGTTCCCGATCACGTTGGGTTCTTCGGTTCTTGGACTTCTGATTCAAAGACGAAGTTTAATGGTAGGGAAGGTAACACCGGCCCCACTAACTTTAGCAACGGTGGGATGGTTATGAACACAGTACGCAATAAATCAGACGTAATCGCATTCGTCCACGTAGGGAGGTAAGAAAATGAAAGAGACCAAAGCCTTTTATCTTACTAGTGAGTTCTGGCTTATGGTTCTAGGTCAGATTGTACTTGTTCTACAAGAATCAGGTGTTCTTGATCTTGTCGCCACAAAGTACAATTGGCTCGCGCCAATCTTGCAAGCAGTTCTGGCGAGCAGTTACATCACCAGTAGAGGTAAAGCCAAGTCAGGAGTACCTCACTCTGATGATAGTAGCATTAGCGAATTCACTACACCGGAGGACGTTGTAGTTCAGCCTGGTACTAACGTTTCCACGCCTTAACCTCTAACGGGGTTAAGAAGGGGCACCTGCCGACTTTCTCTCCTGGGTCAAAGGTGCCCCTTTACTATTTAGTTAAACGTGTTCCTTGCCATATCTCGTTATGTGTTTTAACTTCACCGGACTCTATCACATCTTGACATACTAGCAGAAGCCTAGTAGCTGTTATTCGGTGAATCTTAGTTCTCCTTCCTGTTCTTAACTCCCATAGCTTTGGAGAAGCGTACTTGGCTCTCCTTGCAAACTCTGCCTGCCCAATTCGCTTAATCGTAGCATCGACTACCTTACTGATTTTCCTGTATTCAACTAGTCCATGCTGCTCTAGGTCAGGATGCTTCTTCTGTCCACTTATCTTATTCGTGCATACTTTGCATTGTGGTCGTGGAAGCCGAACAGATGAGTTGTTTACACGATAACTCTTACGTGTATAGAACCCATCTTTAATCGGCTTCCACTTACGACATAGTGTACATCGTTTCTGCCATACGCCATCCCACTGACGTATCTCCATCTTAACTTCGCCGTTCCTTGGCATCTACTGCTTAACACCATTATCGTCTAGAAGAGTCTTTACCTCACTACTAAGAGTAGACCACTGAGGATCAGTCGTAAGAAGAATTCTTCTTGCTTGACGAATCCTTGAGAACAACTGTAGATTAGGCTCTTGACCGTTTAGCCACTTCTGTGCAGCAAAGAGCATATCAGCTTTAGCCATTGTGCTGTTGTAAGCTACTGGTGTTGTGGACAGTTCCTTAAGGTAAGCCGCCAAAGCATCAAAGTCTTTCTTAGTAGTATCTTGGACTTGATAGACAGAGAAGTTCCTACCAACACCAGCTTGCTTCAACAAGTCTACCCACTGTAGTCCAGTGATCTTACCTAGCTTGCCTGGGTAGAGTCCGATAGTATGGTTAATCAGATTTTTAGGCACTCCAACTCTCGGCCAATACAGTGAAGAGTTCTTAGGAGTGTACTCTGCGTAATCATTGCAATAGTCTTGCGGCTGGATTGAGCCGCCAGTATCAGTAAACGACTTCGTATCCATAGCAAAATCATTAATCATCGGATTGCTAGGACTACCTAGAGTTGACAAGTCTACTGCACCAGTCCAACCACCATCGCGCAGACCTTTGATAATCTCTGCACCTTTGGACAAGTCTCTAGTGTTCTTATGACACTCTTCAGCGTCAATAATCACATGCTGCGCGCCTTGCTTCTTAGCAGACATACCAATCTGCTTACCACCATTGTAGTAATCTGCCTGTGAGTAGATAACTCCCCACACACCTACGTTCTCAAAGCCATGTGCTTTAACAGCAGCTAGATCGTATTCCTTTGTACCAGCGAAAAGCTGGCTATTGTAGCATTGGAAGCTAGCCCACTTAAAACCACTCTCTTTAAGATAAGGCCAAGTAACTCCATCACCAAACGGGAATGGATTAATCTGATCTGTATACAACCCAGGCTCTTTAAAGTAATCAGTCATTCTTCCTCCTTCTCTTCTTCAGCCCTAATCCTTTTTTGTGTATCCTCGATAGCAATATAGAGGTCATTGTGATTAATGTTGTAATCCGCTCTTGTTGGAATTCTCGCTACTTCTTCCATTAAGATATCAAACGCTCTGCTTAGTTTCATCCCAAGGCCCAAACTCTTTCTTGTTGTATTGGAAGCCTGCACCGAATGTATACCAGTACAGTAAATGCTTCATAGCTGATCTACCATGTTCATGGCTTTTATCGTAGACTTCAAATTCTTTCAACTTAGCGTCCGTCCAGTAAGCCTTGCTACCTTGCTCTGCTGGTTTCTGTAGATACAAGTCTACTTGTAAATCTCTACGCTTACGTTCTTGGATGAAGAAGTGAACAACACCTATCATCTCAACCGGATAAAGGTTGACTCCTACTGCTTTCTTCCTGAAGTCAAACCTCTCGCATATGACTACATCTGGATGATTACCTACAAGAAAGTCATTCAACTCTAAGTGAGTAAACTTCTGTTGGTCACATCGCACTTTCATGTAGCCATCAGTGATGACACCTACTGCGTAACCTGTGGTAACACCAGGATCAATACTGATAACCTTTATAGTGTTAGCCATAAATTGCTTTCTAGTAATCCATAGGAGCGATTCTCAGCCTCGGGCAAGGTGTACCTCCCTCTTTGCGGCACGATCGCGGGAGCGGGGCAGCGGCAGGGGGTTTTGAAGACGTTAGCCATCCGTCCCTGCTGCGGGTGAGCCGTCAGACGTTGTGTTATCCAGCTTAAAGGGACAACCCTCCAAACCAGCATAATACGACTTATCAGGATCATAGCACCAATCACCGATACGCTCCCAAGCCGTCCAATCACCACTATTATCCAGAATTTTCCTAGTGATATACTCAGCTCCTTCCGCATCAAAGCCGATGATAATTGATGGAGTAAGCTGACTGTTACCATAACGTTCAACAATACCGGGGTCAGTATTTACACTGTTACTTGCCACGGTTCTTCCTCCTTGCTAGTTTAGCTAGATAACCCCTACGTCTACGATCTTTCAACTCTTTACCGTAATGCCCCTTAAAGCCACTTTGCTCAACCAACATATAACGCTGACCTACTCTGTCCCAAACTTGTACTGCCCTTAGTCTACGCATCCGTTTAGCCACTAAGCAGCTACCTCCAATTCTACTTCTTCGACTGTTCCCCAACTTTCACCTATGCTTACGTCTACGAGGAATGGTAGTTCCCATCCAAAACGATTACGAGGTATAGGCTCCATAACCTCCTTCATCATCCTCCCCACATCATACGCTTCATCCTCCGGTACATCTGCAACGATACTGTCATGTACCGACGCGACGATTGGTACTCCACGCTTGTTGAGTTCAACAACGGCTTCGAGTGTGAAGTCGCTTGCAGTAGATTGTGGTAGGAAATCAACAGCTTGTCTTTCAACTGCTGATTTGTTCTCTCTTGTGATAAGCTGGAATCTTCGCTTTCGTCCATACGGGTTTATCACCACCCCTGTCTTTACTTGTTGCTTGACCATTTCAACCCATTCAAGGATAACAGGGAATCGTTCCCACCAAGCAGCAATGTATCCTTCAGCATCTTCTACAGGTACTTGGTACAAGTCTCTAAACAACTCAGGCCCCTGACCATAGGTTATACCGAAGTTCATACTCTTAGCGTACACGTACTGATCTTTGGTATAACCCTCTCCATAGAATCTTAGAGCCTGTTCCTTATGCAGACTTCTACTGCTGTCCATGTAGATCGCGTTCAACTCAGGATCACCACTAAACTTTGCGATACACCTTAGCTCTGCTTGTGAGTAATCGGCCTGAACGATGACGTTACCGGGACTAGGCTTAAAGAGGGTTCGCATGGAAGGGATACCATGATGCCCTGACCGCGTAATGTTCTGAATATTCGGTTTTTCACTAGATGTACGTCCAGTGACGGCTCCAAATTTGAAGCTTGTGTAGATTTTCCCATCGTCAAGAGCTTTACGGATGAGTCCTTCAATGTAAGTTCCTTTCTGCTTATTGATCTTGCTGTAGACCTCCATGTTGGTAGCCCAATCAACAAGCTTCTCCCTCTTACCAGGGTTACACTTGAATCTACCATCAATAACTTCAAGCCGAATGTAGTGGTCTGTGGAGCGGGTTTTGTCAACCTGCATCATCGTCTTGATCTGATGCTTAAGACCCAACTCATCATAAATGATCGTTTCTGATTGCTTAGGTGAGTTAGGATTATAACCCTCATGACCTACAACTTGCCTAAGCTTATCCCTGAGTTCCCAAAGTTTAGGGATAACATATGCTTCTCTGAGATTAGCAGCTTCTTCTACGTCGTAATGAAAACCACGAAGCTCAATATCCACGAATGATCTATAGATAGGGAGTAGGTGATTTTCGTACAGTTCATAGACTTTGTCCTCTTTAGCCCTGCGTTGCAACATAGTGAAGAGTTGCATGGTTCCGGCAACGTCCCAGCCGTTGTATTCGAAAAGTTCATTGAGGTCATTTATCTGTCCTGTCGTTTTAAATTTCTTGACTGACTCAGGCTCGTAATCAGGCCAACCAAATTCATCCATAAGCATATACTCAAGACTATGCACACCAGGTCTTTCATCACAGGCGATACTAAGCGCGTAACTATCGTGATCAATTCTAGCATTGATTTCATTAAACCTCAACGCCTTTACGTCGTATTTTCCGAAGTGCCATATGAACTTAGTTGTTCTGGATTCAAGAAGTGTTTTGAGCAATTCAAAACATGCTGAATCCCCGATAACCTCTGCTCCAAAGACGAGTGCTCTTTCTCCAGTTGCAGAGAATCCAATACACGCGAGTTCAGCTCTATGAGAAGTTCCGCCTCTTGCTTCGATATCTGCTGCAAGTAAGGGTGGCGGATTATCAACCAAATCTTTAAGGAGCTTCTGTGCTTGTGCAACGTTGCGGATAATTGTGACCTTCGGAAGTACCGGCCTTGGAAGAGGGTTGATCGCACGTTTAAAGTCCTTTACTAGATTAGGGAAGCTATCTGCATCACGAAGTACTAGTGCAGGATTGTTAGTAGCAATGATACGCTTACCGTTACGCTCGTTAGCAAAACCTCGAGCGTTGTCGATCGTCTTGCCTGTAAATAGTTTAACTGCTTCTGCGCCTGCTGCAATGATTGTAGAAACGGCTTGCAGTTCACTTGTAAGACGATCTTTGCAAGCTGCGATTGCTTCCTTAGGTGGATCATCTGTTTCACATAAAACGACATTTGTGGTGATAATCTCTTCACGTTTAAGTCCATTCTGTTTAAGCAGGTAATCAACTACTCTACCACTAGGGCCGGCAAATGGATAACCATCACTAACATCGTGCCTACCAGGGCTACGACTAACCAACGCATACTTAGCATCTTTAGGCCCACTAGTAGGAGCGATCTTCTTCTTAGCTAGTGGGCACTCTTCGCACTTAGCTAGTGGGTGTTTACGCATCATTAGACTTCTCTTTTCCCTTCCAAGAGTTCTAGCTCATAGTTGAGATAGAAGATAGCCTTCTGCAAATCTGTTATTGCTGTAGCTGGATTCTTGATACCAGCGCGAGCAAGATACTTGAAAGCGTTACCACGATTGAAGTTCAACCCAAGTGCATGAATGACCTTGATAACCTCATAAGGGTTATCTCCGCCACCGTAATGTTCTGGATGGTTAACTTCCTCAACCATCAGTCGGGTGTCTTGCATCGAGATTCGTTGTTAGCACGCCAATCACCGAAGCTGTAAATAACTCCACTTACGTCATCTAGAAACTCAGTACCAGCCCCGTTGTTCTTAGCGTGCTGCATGTAGTCAACCAGTGTAGCTAGTGACGCATCATCTTGTGCCCTAATGATGAAGATAGGTTCACCCATAGGCATGTTCAGCTCGTTCTTGATGGCATCATAGTTTGCGGTATGTACGCTCATTAGTGCATCTTCCTCTTGATGTGTTCGGGAACGATTAGTTGCGGTCTAATTCCAGCACCAGCTACAGCAATTTCTTGTCTGCGCTGTGCAGCAATCATCTCTTCTTCGTTTGCTTCTCTGATAGTTACTAGTCTCTCTAGCAATAGTTCACGATACTTATTGTTCAACTCTTCTTCATCCAAACCTAGCTTCTCAACGATCATCTTATTCAATGCTGATACTGCGATAGAAAGCTTAAAGCTATCAGTGGGAATGCCAGGAATTTGAGGTACCTGTGGAGGACTACCTAGTGGAGTCATACCAAGTTCTTCCCAACGCATCTGTTCTTTGATAATCTCAATCTCTATAGGAAGAAGTTTCTTTACCTCGCAGCCTTCACACGAAGGCAAATGATTCTGATTACCACTACAAGAGTAGACTTCCCAATTAGCTCGCATAGCTTCAATGCGCTCTTGTTCAAACTGTTCGTCAATAATCTTAGATTCTTCCATACGATGCTTCTCCCTTGATTTACGTGCGTTAGTCATACTGCTCTTAGCCTTATGCCGCGACCTTCTTTAGTCATGTGAATCATTCCCCTGTCATCAAGCGTAGTAAGGATATCGTTCGCCTCTCTAGATGTTAGATGGTGATACTGCATCACTTTACTCCTAGTGATATCTGGATGCTTTTGGATAGTACGAAGGATTTTCTCGATAGTCCGTTCCACCATACCTTTCCCGGAGTTGTGGAGCAGGTCGATAGTATGGCCTCCCCAACGTTGAATGTAGTAAGCAGCTTTAGCCACTTCCTTGTATTCAACAACGAGTTCGTTGTTAACAGGCTCACGTTTACTCGCGGCAATTAACACCGAGAGCTTCAAAAGACTTCTCGACATACGTTCAAAGGTTGGTAGTGCCATCATAGAGATTTGTGACTCACTAGCAGCTTTGACCATCGCCATCTCTATATTGCCATAACGTTCCCAAGCCTTCTCACTAAGTCTAGCGTTAACATGCTTCGCTATATCAACTGACTGTCCAGCAACTTCCATCGTAGTAACACCGGAATACTGCTGATAAAGATATCTCATCTTTTCCACAAGATTGGCACGTTTTTCATTCGTACCCGTGGTAGCAGGGCCAGTCCTCCTAATACGCCCAATATCGGCTTCGCCCGATACAACGAGAAACCGAGGAAGGAACCCCGATAGGACATACTCGTCCGATAAGAGACTATAGACTTTATCTCTAATCCCGCCTCCAAAGAAGATAAAGACCGGACTTGTGATAACGATAGTTTCTTTCCTGAGGCGTCTAGTGTAAAGTCTAGGTACATCGTATAGTTGAGTGAGGGTTTCCGGCATACCAGCCAGATAGTCCTTCTTGTTGATGCTATCAATAAAACCACTTACTTCATCCTTGTAGAAAATTGAGGTTTGATGAGGGCGTTGGCTAAGTCCCGTAAGCAATCCTTCTGCGCTACCGTCAGTTGCGAGTATGATATCGCGCTCAACGTCAGTGACAATATCCATCGCCATACGCATAGCCGTAGTTTTTCTCGTAAGCGTACTATCACCTAGAACCAACCCCCAAAGGTTAGGTACCATTTCACCATAACTTGTGTCTAGCATCACTCCACCAGCGATTACACTTGATAGCAATATTGCGGCGCTTAACTCATGGTACTGCTCCACAGCATCAGTAGCTTCAAGTGCCCAATCTTTGTACTCGTCAATGAAATCCTTGCCGAGATTGTTATACTCAGACTCACTGATTAGCTCTGGCATGACCAGTGTGTCAAATTGCTTCGTTATAAGCGTTAGCCTTTTCTGACTAACATCTGCCCTTAAGATATCCTGCCAAAGATGATTGACAGGACGGTTATCCCTAGCGTACTTGTTACACGCGCTGTCGATGGCAACAACGAAAGCTTCCTCATTAGACATACCAGCTTCCATGCAGATCATAATCAGCCGCCATAGGATAGCTGACCAATCTACATCTGCTTCTGGCGTAACAGTATACAACGTTGAGAACGCAGTACGTCTCAAGTTGTGGATATACTTGTAGATGATCGTATCGGCAGAAGGCAGCTTATCAATGTCAGGCAAGGGTACGTCATCAGGCTCGCCTTTAATCTCTGGCTTCTCGATACCACTAAAAAGGACTGAGGGCACTAGTACCTCTAAGCTCTGAAGAAGCTTAACTTCAGGTACGTCTACACCTTCCTGTTCATACTTATAGTTGAACGTCAATGGGACTCTTAACAACTGTGTTAAGTCCCAGCCGGAAGGATCAGCGCCATTACTACTGTATTTGTACGCTATTCTTTTGTTATAGTCCTCTTGCTGGAAAGGCTCAAGTTGTTTATCCAATCTCCACAATGCTTGATACCTCAACGGAGAGGACTCTATAACACAAGAAGGCGCAGGCTCTACAATCTTCGGGTTGCAAGCATCCAAGTCTGACCACAAAAGATTGCTAGGTTGGCAAAACTCTTTCTTACGTTCTTCCTTGGTAAGAAGAGAAGTACAGAACCATACGTTCTTTCTTCTTACATTTTCTGTAAGGAAAGCTGAAAGTTTTTCTCTCTCGTTAGGCCAGTGAAAGAAGTGTTGCCTAAAAAGCTTCTTATCATTGGACGGTTGTGTAGCTATGCATAGGTAGCCTTCGGCATTACCAAAGAGATAATCGAAGAACTGCGTTCTAATCGCTCTGTCTGGTGTGGATATTGTCATAGGTTAGATAAGGGGGAGTAGTCACACGGTCGTTTCGGCACGATAGCGTAAACTACTCCCCCTTTACTAGCTGGTACTTTCGCCGTAGAAAAGCCAGCTAGTCTTTAGATCAACCCTGAGCTACTAGCAGCAACCTCCTGTAGCGACTTAAAGCTGTTGACCTTATTCTGTGCAGGATAGCCACCCTGTTCAGGCTGAATGCCAAGAGTAGCAACGCACTCACGATCAACAACATCATCAGGATCAACAGAGAACGCTCCACCCGTTACTTCGGCTTCATCGTAACCGACAGCGAGAAGGAACTTAACGAACATTCCCTTCATACGAGCGGCCTTACTCTTATCGTAATCTCCACCGGGAAGGTAGAAGCGAGTAAACACTCTACGATTGAAATACTCGTAGTCCTCACCTTCTGCGCCTTCGGTATCACCGACTACCTTAAGCTGAACTGCATAGCCGGGTGTACCTTCGGGAAGCTTACCATCTTCCTTGTCAATCTTAACGGGCTTGAACTCAAACACCTCTACCTTATACTGACCTGATGGTACAGGGTCAAAGCCAGTAAGATCGGCACCTGAAAGATCGAGTGGCCCCATTGTATCGTCAGACAAAGTAACTCCTTAAGTTAGGTACTGCTCATGACCTTTTCGTCACTATGAATCATATTCCATATTATCGGTATTGAAGGTTCATTAACAACCAAACCGAGACTTCCGGTACGATCCTTAGCAACCACTCTCTTTGTCTTTGCAACTTGGAGAGTTCGCTTGATATTACCTGACCTATCCGCGTCAGCTTGCAAGAAACCTACAACATCGAAATAGCCCGGTATCTCACCACGGAGTTTACCAGGGAGCATAGGATAGAACAAACGAACTTTGCTCTTATCCTCTTTACCCTTATCATCTTCTTCGTACTCCGTACTGACCAACGTTGTCATAATCGTGTTACAAGGCAAGTCTCTGAACGCGCGAACAATCCTTCTAATACGTTCTCCTGACTTACCCCATGCTCTCTGCGTTGGAGTGTCGATATCAACACGATCAGGATTAGAAGAATTTTGCTTCTCATGATTCATCACGAATCTCATATCGAGCTTCTGCAACTCAGACAGACTATCTACGATTACCGTTCGATAATAAGAAGGGTCTTTGAAGATCATGTTATGCACATCTTCAACGTCCTTGATACTTCTAACGGCCTTAACGTCGATATCTGGCCTCTTTCGGATTGTAAGCACTCCCCCTTCTACGTCAACAAACAAGATAGGTTTCGTTTCTTCGATATCCTGTGCAGTTGAGCAGAAAAACGTTTTACCCGCACCCGGCTCACCATAGATAAGCAGGTTAATGTACGGAACAACGTCCTCGGGAGATTGAACCTGCAACTTATCACGGATACTATCAGCCGCAGGCGGTACGGTTGCTGCTTCGATTAGTTATCACCCCCTCTCAATTTCCATCCCATCATTTGATGATGCCAATCGTATTCAGCTTCAACCTTAGCATCCTCAGCAACAGTTAAGAGAACATGAATTTCTCCTGTTACCGTACACTCGCTAGGAATGAAGTTAGGAAGTGGTCTACCTACTAGAGCGTAAGGAAACGTCTCACTAGGCCCGTTGAGTTTAACGAGACTAGCTAGTACCGATTTCATGTTCCACCATCAATTCGTTAGCAAGTCTAAGCGTATGTATCATGCAGTTAGGTATGCCTTGAAACTTAATGTACGTTGGACTACCACACCCTCTACTAGCACAACGCATTTCCTTATCGTACCACTTGATCGGCCCTACTTGCGGAGGTAGTTGACGCTTCTTCTCATCATTACCAAGTAGTGCCTTGATCGCATTAACGTCTAGGGGTACACTAGTCATTCTTCCCACCACTTAATGCCATTACGCTGCTTTTCAATCTTTCTAATAAATCCTTCAAGCAGAACTTTAACGGTAGAGGGATGGTTAATCATTCCAAGGCTTATAGCTGTTTCACTTTCAGCTTCTATCTGAGCCAACAAATCACCATCGGTATAAACTTCCTCGGTCATACTAGGTCTGACCCATGAGGGATATCATCCCAAGGAATAGCCTTACCAAGCATTACATTGTACTCAACGATCTTAGGATTAAACCCGCTATCTTTGAGGTTTTGTGCGTTCTTCAACAGAGCAATGTCATCGTTAGTAGGCCAAACAATGACCTTCTTGTCGAAGTGAAGATAACGCCAAGGACGCTGCCTACAAGTGCAGAAGTATTCATCCGTCTTTAGGTAGTAATACCCTTCGTACTGACTATCACCTTCATCGGGCGTTACTGACCTTGGCAACTCTATCATACCAAGGCCAGCAGCTTGAATCGGGTCTTTAATCTCAACGGTCATTTACACAACACCGCGATATTCATTACCTCGTCTCTAACATCTATTTCTACTCGGGTGATTTTTACCCAACCTAACTGCGGCAGTATCCAGTTGTCATCTATTCGTGGTACTATAGAAACATCTAGTGAGATACTAGTGCCGTTAACTAGATTAGTAAAATTAACGATCATAGTTAGCCTGATAGCTATCTTCTAGCATAGCTTCGTAGTCGCTACCATCTTCTGCCATCAAGCAAGGTGCCCTAAAGATGCAGTTCAAGCAACTGTAGTTCTTAGTTGGGTTAGGATAGATGTTAGGATTGTAGAGCATATCCATCGCTTCGTAGTACAGCCTTCTACCAGCATTAGCCCTCTGTGCCTTGTTACGAGTAACATAGGGCAATCCAGGCGCACCACGTTGAATGAATAGCTTGTCACCTTGCTCCAACAAATAGGTGTAGTAGTTCTGCATTTGCTCAGAACCTTCTAACACCATTTCCAACCCATTGTCCTTAATGCACTTCATAAACATTTCAGCAGTAGGGCTTTCCTTAGTCTTATCGAGACTAGGCGTACCCTTCTTAAGCATTGTGGGGGGTTTAGGAAAGTTCTTCCGCAAAGCATTGTAGATAATGAAGTCAAGTGATTTCCACTCTCGATCGTAAATCTTTGCTTCTTCCTCACCAGTCCACAAATATGTAGTGCATTGTTCATCCAAGTCTAGATGCCTAAAGTAGTCATCGTTAATCTTAGCTGCCGTCTTATGGTCAATAATACCGTACTTACCAGTCTCATTGTCCTGAACGATAGCATCGCGCCTACCTCTAGCATGTACTTCCTTCGGCATACCTAGATAAGCAGCAGGCTTATCACTTATCCACTCTTTAGGCATACGCCTACTATCTACCATCTTAACAATCTCACCATTAGGATCACGGATAGGTACACTGAATGTCTGCTCAACACTAACTACACGGAAGTTATCTTCACGTTTAGCGTAGTCCTTGTAGAAGGTGAGCATACCAATCCCCAATACCCTATGCTCTTCAAACAGTTCTTCATCGGGATCAGGCAGAAGTTCACTTAGACCCTTAACGAACCACATAGCGGGTACGAACATTCCTGTGTTTACGTCATAGTATTGTTCAATACCATGAGGCTTAGGGTCACGATCAGCGTATTGATCTAGATCGTTGTAATGAACGTAACCACCATTCCACTCAGTGTTGTACCAATCTTCAAAAACTTTAACAGGGTCTTCACTCAATACAGGATTGTAGTAACGTTGCAATCCAACGTGAATTCCTGTACCAAACCATAGCGGCATAATCACGCCACTAACTCTAACCTTGCGTACCAAGTTACGTCTAGCAGGACTTGACCAGTCCCATCTACGACGACAGTTCTTAAACGTTTCTCTATCGCTAGTATGAATGGGTATGATATCCCACTTACTAGGGATGACTATTTCATTAGTTGTTGTACTCATATTTTCCTTCCGTCGCTACTCTGGACGGGGTGTGTGATTAAGAGGGAGAGTAGTGTTATAGGGAACTACCCTTCTACTCTCCCTAGCGCCTGTCAAGCTAGAGCACCCTACCACAAACCGAACCAAAAGTCAAGCAGGATTAATCCTCTTTATCCCGATTAGCCAAATAGAACACAAAGCACGTTGCCGCGGATACCACCGTAACGCTGATAACGGTCGCAATCGGCCAAGCCCAGTTACTCATTTAACTCTCCTGTATTCGTGTGCCTGTTAGATTAGGCATCCAGTTTTCGGCTTGTCCTATAAGACAAGTGGCTCCACAATCCTCACAGATGTAGTGCGTTACGCCTTGACCGAACGTAGAAATTTCTTGTACGTTCAAGTGTTCACACCACTTCATGTAACGATGATCGTGGTCGGGGTGATCGTTGATGTGCATTAGCAATAAGTTCTATACGCGGGAGGCATGTTACTGTGTTGAAAATCCTCATCACGGATTAGAGTAAACAAGAAAGGATTGTCTATCGTGTCTGTACGATACTTGAGAACGTAGACAACTTTGTGCTTACGAACTCTCTTACCCTTAACCCGCTTGTAGTAATACTTGATCGTTCTAACAGTGTAAGGTACTACAATCGTAGTGGTAAGAGGAACATTGAAGTAGTTGACAGTAACGTCTTTAAACTGACGGTACGCAGTACACTCTACCAGTCCTTCATCGTTAGAGTTTAAAGCCTGATGCATATCTTCATGGATCAATACACCAATACCATAAGCTTCGTAGTTAGCTGTAATTACAGTGGTGTCAGTAAGGATAGCATGTAGACCACCGCAAGCTTCCGGGCCTATGTATACAGTGTTAGGATCAAACTGCATAAAGAATGGATGCCGTCTTGCACTAATACCAGGATGCCAAGTAAATCCGCCTGTAGTGTTAGGCTGTCTACCTAGCATCACTTCCCAATTGTTCCACTCTGTTGGATCATTCTCACAGTAGACAGGACTATTGTGTGTTGCTAGTTTAGATGAGATAGCATCCAAACGAGGGTCAGGCCAGTTGGCAGCAGTAGTGACAAACAACATCACTACTGCCACCAGTGTTAGTTTAAATCTCATCTTCGTCACCGAAGATTTCATTGAACCAACCTTCCTTCTCTGCGTTAACCCTCTCTAGCTTCTGATCTGTAGTTCCCTTTGCTTCAATATTGATAACAACTGGCTCACCCGATTGTCCAGGGCGTCTAACTCTACCAATACCCTGATTGTTGTCTTTGGGACTCCAAGACCTATCAAGGAAGCAAACGTGTTGGGCACTGGTGAGATTAATACTTTCTCCACCCAATTGGAGAGTTGACATGAAGATTTGATGTTCCTTCTTCGGAAACTCATCATGCCACTTCTTGTATCTAGTCTCTTCATCATCACTCGTATCCATATGAATGTAAGGGATATTAGCCTTCTCTAGTCTTACCTTCAGTAGTTCCAGCGGATCACGGAAGTTACTAAAGACCACTAGTTGTTGCCTGTTATCATCATCCCACTCCATACCGTCGATTAGTTCCATCAACTCGTCTAGCTTACTTGATGGCTCTACCAGCTTGATCTTCATTACACGCTTCTCAAGCTTTTCATCGTACTCGTCTTTTACTACTTCAGGAGTGGCGACACAAATCTGCCGCAACCTCTGTAGTGCAGACAAGACGTTAGGTGAGTGGAATGGTTCACCCTTCTTATCGAGTGCTTTTAACTCAGTCTTAATCTCATTGTACATACGCTTCTGTACCGTTGAAAGCTCAACATCTTTACGAACCTTAATCGCCTTCTTGATGTGGGGCATTACTTCATCGAGAGTGCGCCTAACTCCATACTCTCTAACGAGTGTTCTAAACTCGTCCTTCTTATCTTCCTTAACCCCCACAACCTTGCGATAGCCACTCCAATCGTCAATCTCGCAGAAGTATTCCACGAAGCGATTGTAAGAGCCGAAGTTCATATCCTGGCCTTTAGCTAGGAAGTCAAGCAAAGACCAGATTTCATCAGGACGATTGATAAAGCCAGTACCAGTCATAATGTGCTTATGCTTGGCCTTCAACCTTTTGATGCCAACCGTCCATTTAGTCTCTCTACCCTTAAGTCTATGTGCCTCGTCAACACCGACAAAGTCCCATTCATGCTTGTTCAAGTAGTCTGCCATAAGCAGAGGCTTCTTGACAAACATGGCACCATTACACGTAGGACAGATAATCTCCAAGTCCATCCCTGGTACCTTTTGTATGCCTGTCACTTCACAGTCAATACAAGGGTCAAGCTTGTTATGATTCCATCGTGCGAAAACTTGGTAGTGTGTCAAGATGATATGAGGAACGTCAATTCTGTCAGGAAGTTCCTTCTGCACCTTAACTTGCTTACCGCCAGGAAGGACAATACTAATGCCCTGAGTCCCAACGTTAAACAAAGTGTAGTTCGGGAGAATCTCAGGCACCATATCAAAGTAAGTGCCTTTACCACCAGCAGTAGTGATAAACAAGATGGAGGGATTTTCAATGCCTTGCACCTTACGCATCGCTAGCCACAAAGCAGTAGAAGTCTTGTAACAACCCATTTCAGACCAATTGGCTGAATAGGGCTTAGATGCAAGATAATCAATATCCTGCATTTGCCATTCAGGAGTCTCAATGACTCTATCAGGCGTTGGTTTATTAAGTGGTAGTGCGCTCATGCTCTTGAGCCACCTTTCCTTTCTTAGAAGTACATACTACTTGTATCGCCCGGTGATTTGATAGTGGTACGTTTACAACTACAAGGTTCGTCGTAAGGGCGTTCCCGTTTATAATCGGGACAAGATGGGTTGTAGCAAGTGATCGTCTTACCGCTTTCAGTTCGTTCCTTGAGAGGAATGTTTCCATCACGCATTGCATTCTCAAGCGACTTGTTTACTTCTGGCGTTGATTCGCTCACTGATAATCTCCAATGCTTGTTGTCTAGTCTTGTTCTTATCTATTCTTAGATACTTGTAGTATCTGGCTTCGCGTTTGCAAGACTGTTTGTTACAGAAGTTGTCCTCGCGCTTCCATCTACTACCCTTAACCTTATCACCACATACAAAACACAAAGGACGATTATCAAACATGACTTTGACAACCGCCATACTGTACGTCAATCCAGTACGCATGTAGTTCTCAACTGCATCTGCGTTTTCTATGAACCACCTGTTCTTAGCGCAGTAATTACATTTGCCGGCGATTGCCACTCTAGCCTCCTGCTTGCCACAAAAAGGACATATACTCCTTTTAACGCAACAAGAGTGGCAAAAGCCGACTTGTTCAACAAGCGTTTCAAGCCTGCCACAAACAGGACAGATGTTATCTTGTGATATCTCGTCTAGCAAGGTGAGTATCAATAGCCTCTGTTAGTGGTACCTTCTTCTGAGTGTGTGGTTGTCTTTGTCTAGCCTCAATCACTTCTTGTACTGCATCTTTGTATGCCTGCGTAGGACGCATATCCTCAACGGTAGAAGGTTCAAGCGTTAAGTCATCTACCACTTGAAGTTTAGCAATAGCTTCATCGCTAATGCTAACTGGATGAGGATAAGATGCTTCAGTCATACTGTTGAGCGGCGACTAAAGATAAACACTAGTAGTGCGACAATCAATAGAAGCCAGAGAAACTTACTAAGCACTAGCCCACCAAATACTGCAAATACAACTAGAACCAAAACAAGTAGAAGTAGCAAATCCATTCTTACTCCTTAGATTAGACCACAATACCTTGCAGTATTGGGCCAAGGATAATAACCTCTTCCACTCCTGTAAGCACGTTGAGCTACGATCATTTGATCGTAGGGATGCCAAACATTAGCATAACCGTGATACTTGTTAATCATATCGCTGCCATAAGTTGTTTGGAATCCAATATCCATTTGAAGTCCTCCCCAATAAGGAGAACCACTATCATTCCAGGCACCTTCATGCCTGTGAATACAAGTCCATGCACTAACATTACCTAGCAGCTTCCATCTGCGTAGAAGTTGCTTAGATGCCCAAATGTAATGTCGTTTATGGAATGCAATATCTTCTTTCGATAGTACCTTTTGAACTACTTGTACCCAATTGAGGAACGTTGGCCCTTTTACTTCTACAACAGGGTTTTGCATGATCTTAATGT